GTGGGAGCACCACCGCGTATCCCGCCAGGGTCCGCCGGCGGATTCGCGATTCTTTCGGCCCGACGTACCAGCATCCCTAGCGACCCTAGGGATGCTCACGCGGGAATCGGTGCGAGGGTCGCTAGGGATTGTGGAACGTGAGGGGTGCGACGGTTCAGAGATACCTACTGCGCTCATGCTCCATGCGCCCGATGGCGGCGAGCACTTCGCGAATCCATGCGCGCATCATGCGCCCGTCCTAGGAATAGTCAGCGCATGCGACAAATGACCCGCGCGACCAATGCGCGTGATGGTCACTGTCTCTTGCGTGCGCTCATGGGCCTCCATAGCGATACGTCGCGCGATAGCCCACCTACTGATAAGCCGAACGCCGAGCATATCGCGCACTGGTCCTGATTCGGTGTCAACGCGATAGAGCATTACTCGCACCATCCCGCCACTAGTACGTGGTGGTGCGTAGCGTTGCGGAACGTGATTCCGTCGAACGTAATGCGCTCGCGGCCGTAGCTCCAATACGTGACCGTATGGTCAGCGTTCCAGCGCTGAGCGCTGAGCGCGTGACCATTCCACCGATACGCACTGACCTCGGAGAAGTAGGTTCCGCGCGGGCACTGGTCAACGTCGAACGTAGCGGCCATGTGAGGCTGCAAGTACACGAGTCGCGACGGCGCGTAGGTAGCGTCCGTCAGATTCACGGGCCGGGCCGATGCAAGGGCCGGAAGGATGGCCGCAGAGAAGGCGACCCATAGGAGCGCGTAGACGAACGCGGCAAGGGTTGCTCGACGGTAGTTCATTACTTGACCTTTCGACTGCTCGGGATTTCATGGACAATCGGTGTTTCCATGCGCACAACATCCCAGCTTGCCCGAGCCGCGTCAAGTGCAAATGTAAGGAATCGAACATGCGCCGGCGAATGTAAGGAATCGAACAATGGCACTTGACGGACTCCGGCGAGTCGTCATACTACGGCCCATGAGCAAGCAAGAAGTCCAGAATCACTTACTCGATGGCGCGGAGTGCGTCGCGGAAGAAGTGCTGGACGCCGGCTGTCGGCAATCCGCTGACGGAACAATGACGGTTCACCTTCCCAGCGGCGAAGTCTACCGCGTGACTGTACAGAAAGTGCGGAAATGACCAGAAAGCATTTCGAATCCCTAGCGGCTGCGCTGAAGTCGAGCGAGGCTAGCACGGACTCAATCGTCGCGGTCGCGAACGTCTGCGCGGCCGCCAATCCCCGCTTCGACCGCGTGCGCTTTCTACGCGCGGCAGGGCTCGGCGCGTGATGTTCGACCTGAACGCTCCGCCCCTCGCATTGCTCACTATGGGCAATCCGAAAACGGCGAAGGGTGAGGGTCGCGGTTATCTGACCGCGATCATGCACCTTGCTCCGGAGAAGGTGTCCGGCCGGAATGTCTGCCCGCATGCAACGGCAGGTTGTGCGGCGGCTTGCCTGAATACGGCAGGTCGCGGCGGAATCGGGCTCGATTCCGACGGACTGAACATGATTCAGGCTGCGCGGATTCGCCGGACGCGGTTTTTCCACGCCGACCGCGCCAGCTTTCTGGCTACGTTGGTCGCGGAAGTCGCGAAGCATGAGAAGGCGGCCGCGCGGCATGGATTCAATCCGGCCGTGAGGCTCAACGGAACGTCGGACCTGCCATGGGAACGGTTCCCGGTGGAGCGCAACGGCGAGACGTTCGCCAACATCATGGCCGCGTTCCCGGCAATCACGTTCTACGATTACACGAAATGGCCCGCGCGTTTGCGGCCGTTGGTCGCGAGCATCCCGAACTACTCTCTTACGTTCAGTCTCGCGGAGTCAAACGATCTAAAGGCGCTCGACGCGCTGCGCGCCGGGCTCAACGTCGCGGCAGTGTTCGACACTGGTAAGGGCCATACCCTGCCCGCTGAGTACATGGGGCGCCCGGTAGTCGATGGTGACTCAACAGACCTACGATTCCTTGACCCTAGCGGAGTCATTGTCGGTCTGCGGGCTAAGGGCCGGGCCAAGCGTGACCGCTCCGGATTCGTCCGGAGCGCGTAGTACCGTCCACACAGTCAGCTATCCCGAAAGCGAGCTATCCCAAATGAGCAACCGAGCACCCATGCCGACCGCCAAGCGCGTTGCGAAGATTCGCGAAGCCGCCGCGCGAATCGAAGCCCTGCTAGCGGCGGCTGACCGCGCAACGGCCGCTGACCCGGAGTGTGCCAATCAGGCAACGCGCGATGCATGGGACGCCGTCGAAAACGTCGGCGCCACCATCCACCGTCAGTCGCGCATCCTTTCCGGCAAGCCGCGCGGCGGCTGAGCTAACACAAATCCCTGCTACACCGAAAGCGAGCTATCCAGCAATGAGACGCACCGAACGCACGAACGAAGACCGGCCCATGCGCGACCGCAAGCGAACGCACGCGGCGAAGTCCAAGACCATCGACCGCAAGCGTCAGCGCGCGGCCAAGCGTGCAATCAGGGAGGCGAAGTAATGTTCGCCAGCGCGCGACTGCTAGGAAACGATGAAAAGGCGGAGCTATCCGTGCCGGCATCTTGGGCCGTGCATGCGCTGCTCGACGCGGAAGGCTCAACCGTGGCCTACATTCGCGAAGGCAGCGTGACCGGGCAGCCCGGCTATGGCGACCTATGGGCCGCCAACGATCCCGGTATGCCAGCGCGGCTCGGCCCACTTCGGATCTACACCACGCGCGCGGTCGGGCTCTACACCTTGCCGATGCTTGCGTTCAGGGATTCATCAGACTGACCGCTTGACTACCGGCTATCCCGCAGTATCATGTACCAATCCCGCAGCACACAAACACCTAGGAGATAATCATGCAAGGGCTTTACCTGAACTACAGCCGCCCCGCCTCTAAGAAGGCGATCAAGGATTCCGTAGCAGCGCACGGCATCAGCGCACCTATCGGGATCGAGGCGACCTCCCTATTCGGCAACGAGTACGATGGCCCGCTGTCCGATGCCCCGGTCGGGAGCTATCACTTCGTCGGGCCTGACCCCTACACCAGCCGCAAGTTCTACGGCACCCTGACGGTTACCGCTGAGGGTACGGTGACCGTCAAGTGAGCATCCACGACCACACCGATTGGCCGAACGTGCCGGCAAGCCCTGCGCCTCATTGGAAGCACGCCGCTACTCGCTGCGCTGTCGTCGGATGCGACCGTACCCGCCGCAAGGGCTGGTCTACCTGCACCCTGACCGCGCACTACAGCCTCGGCCGCAGCTTGTACGGTGCGGGCCGCATCGAGCCTGTCCCCGCCCCATGCGAGGCTCAGCGATGAGGGTGCTAGTCGCATGCGAGTACAGCGGCGCCGTCCGCGATGCGTTCCTCGCGCGAGGCCACGACGCTATGTCGTGTGACTTCCTGCCGACCGATTCGCCCGGCCCGCACCACGAGGGCGATATGTTCGACTTGGAGCTATCCAAGTTCGACCTACTGATCGCCTTCCCGCCATGCACGCACCTTGCGGTCAGCGGCGCTCGGTGGTTCCCCGAGAAGCGCGCCGACGGTCGCCAGCAAGCCGCGCTGGACTTCGTCCGCAGAATCATGGCCGCGCCCGTCGAGCGCATCGCCATCGAGAATCCGGTGAGCATCATCAGCACAGCTATCCGCAAGCCAGATCAGACCATCCAGCCGTGGCAGTTCGGGCACGGCGAAGTCAAGCGTACCTGTCTCTGGCTACAGAACCTTCCCAAGCTGGTGCCTACCGACATTGTCGAGGGGCGCGAGCCGCGCGTCTGGAAGCTGCCGCCCGGACCTGACCGCTGGAAGGAGCGCAGCAAGACGTTCCCCGGAATCGCTGCTGCGATGGCGGACCAGTGGGGCGCATGATCGCGCTGGTCACCATCGGCGTGGCAGTCGGAATCCTGGTGCCGGCGTTCATCGCCTCCCACCTTGCGCCTAAGGGCGGCTGGGATTACACTGAACACCACGCGCGCCAGCGTGCGCGGTCGAACCGTAGGCTCTAACCTATGTTCCGCGTCTACCCGCTCAACCACGATGGCAGCTATCCGCTCAATGCTCTGAGCGAAGCTCAGCACATGACGACTGCGCGCCGAGCGGCAGTAGCAGCCTCAGCGGAGGCGGCTAGCGATGTACTGATTGTGAGGGCGCCCGACCGCCCCGTGCTGGTGGTTCACCCTGACGGCACGTTCGACCCACCCGCCGGGATGAAGGGCGCATGCACTCGCAACGCTGGCACCGGGCCATGTTTCTGCGCAGCATGCCGCGCCGATAGGGCCGGGCGTCGATGACTCGGCTGGTCACTGTCCGGAGCTATCCGCATGGGCCGCGCGTTTGGGTCGCGGGGCAGCGGCTCCACCATGGGGCGACCGGCGCCGTACTACTAGCCGTCGCTCGGAATCGGCACCGCAAGCTGCTGGGCGCGGCGGCGCTGCTGCTCTGCCTTCACGACCGCCGAGACGTGTTGGTCTGGTTCAAGCGGGAGTCGCTGCCGGCGCTCTCCCTTGACAAGACGCCCCACGTCGCATAAGGTATACAGTACGAGGCTGAGCAGCCGGACGAGCGCAATTAGGGCGGCCATTTCGGCCCGGCCGAAAGCCAGTGTCCGGCCCAGCCTCGGATCATAAGCTACAAGATAGGAGCTATCCATGACGACCACCTTGGGTCCGAAGATCATCCGTGACGAATCCGCTGACGAGCAGCTCGCAGTCCTCGCGACTACGACTCACACCGGCATTCGGCGCACGAACAGCGGCGGCTGGGCCGCCGTCAAGGACGGACGACTCATCGACATCTTCACGGGCGTCGGCTCGAAGGCCGCCGCAATCCAAGCTGCCGGCAGCAACGCGGTGATCGCGTGAGCGAGACGGTCATCATCAGGTGTCCCAACGGCGTGCGAGTGTTCAACGATGAGCAGGAGAGCATCTGGTTCCCCTCCATCGCGGCCGCCCTCCGCGAGTACCCGAACGCGCTGGTCCCTGAATGACCGGCGATGATGGGCTACTACGCCTCCACACCAGCTACATGAGACACGCTTTCGGGCCGTGGCGCGCAGTCGTTGCTCAGGCCAAACTGTTCCTCGCTGGTCGGGACTACGACACTCTCGTAGGCACGGGGCTGTCAGGCGGGATCATCGTGCCTCGGCTCGCCGCGTCGCTGAAGACCAACTGGATGATCGTCCGCAAGCCGGGGGACGGAACGCACTCCTTCCGTCAGGCTGAGGGGACGCTGGGCCACCGCTGGGTCTTCGTGGACGACCTGATCGACTCAGGCGCGACACTGAAGCGCACGAAGGAGGCCATCGACGGGCTCGCCGCGCAATACGACCACAAGACCAAGCACATCGGCTGCTACCTCTACAACGACGCTCAGGGAAGGTGGGAGGACGCATGACCGATTCCGAAGCCCTCGCAGCAACCATCCTCATGATCCTGCTACTGGCCGCGTACCTTCTCGGGCACGCAGACGGCTACCGCAAGGCGCAGGAGCTATCTAATCCCTCAACACAGGAGGACTACTATGCACTACGCAGCGCAGACCAACCACGCCCGCGACCGCATCATCGACCGTGAGGTCGCCAAGCTGACCGCGCGGCCGAGTCCGCAGAAGTTCGGCATCCTCGCCACCATCGACGGCCACGACGTGATCGACAATGTGAGCGGCCGGCAGGTCGCACATCGGGACACCGCAGCGTCGGCCAATGGCGTCGCGCAGGTGCTCAACGCAGCCGCGATGAAGGGGTCGAGGGCGCTCACGAGAGCCCTCGGGGCGACTGACTAACGGTCGTACCACTTCCGGGCATAAATTTGAGTGGCAACGCGCCACAAGTCCCGTGCTTACTGGGGATTAGGTTTTCGGAGCCAGAAAAACGGTCACGTTTATCTAACTTTCCTAGACTGGTACGAATGTCCGAGATACCCAGTAAGCACGGGACTTACATACCAGATTCATACCAGATCTTTAGCTGGGCTTTAGGAAAGTACCCCTAAGGTGGTACGAAGCCTATGTAAGTGGTACGAATGTCCCAACTTTATGGCCCGTGTTTGTTGAGGATTTCGGACGTACACCGTCGTCCCTCTCTAGAGAGGGACAGGTGTGTCCGACAATGCTCTATCTCGGCCGCTGGAAGGTATGAAGATTAGACCGATAGACGAACGCATGTTCGGCTGCTGAAAGGAGGCACCTAGTGAACACGATCAGGATGGTAGTTCGGCTGCTGATGACAGGCGCGGGACTCGTACTCATCGAGCTATCCCTGTCCGAGTTCGGGACGGCGATTGGCATGGGCCTCGCACTCGCCGCAGCTTCGTCAGTCCTCTGGGCTCCGGCGCCCTCAGCCTCTCTAAGCGCGCCTAAGCCCGAACCCTACTCCGAGGCCGTCCCCGCCCCTCCCGACCTGCTAGCAGGGCTCACGGCCGCTCTCACGTACCTCTACGAGCAGCACGCCTCCGACAAGATGCCAACCGAAGTCTTCACGAGCGCCATGGACAGCCTGCCTGCGGTCGCTGACGCGCTACTGCGCCCGCCAGATCGCTACGGTTACGCGACACGGTTCCGCCTTGATCCGTGCGAGAAGCCCTGCGCGAGCTGCTACTGGGTGACAGACGGCATCGAGCACTACCCCATCACCACCGAGAGCTGCCGGCACCAGGCCGCCCAGCCCTTGACAACCCCGGAACCCTAGGCTAGCTTGTAGCCATACCGAACGAAAGGACACTCCGCATGCCTTCCATCACCATCACCGCCGTACAGGCTTGCCAGCTCGCAAACGGCGAAGACATCACGATCAAGTCCGATCCGCCCCAAGTCAAGCGGCGCTTCATCGTGGTCCTCACTAAGACCGGCAACGTCTACGACGTGCTGGCGCCCTCGCCGCCCGTCCTCACGAGGACGGGCGTGCTCGACGAGACTGTCTCGGTCACCGGCGAGTGTCGGCTGATCGCTAGGGGTCAGCACAGACGCCTGCTCGGCCACACTCAGGAGGGCTGGCTGTCCGGACGCGGGACCTTCACCGAAATCCCCCTCGCCGGACGCGACGCCTGATGATCCGCGTCTACAACCTCAGCGCCGCCCCCAAGGCGGGCGGCTGGCACGAGCCGATCATCGAACTGCTCAACAGCGCGGAGATTTCTGGTACCTCCGAACTCGTGGAGCAGGCTGTCGAGTCGGCGCAGCTCGACGCGGGCCAGTACCGTCTACTGATCCAGTGGCACGACGGCGAGGTTGCCATCGAGGACGTGGAGGTCCGCGTTCCCCCGCCCGTGACCCGCACAGTCAGGACCAAGCGTCGTGTGGACTCGGGATGGCGTGTCGCCGGGAGGCTCGCATGAGCGTCCAGATCCGGCAGACGGACATCCTCACGGTCGAGGCTGACGCCATCGTCAACCCCGCGAACAGCCACCTTCGCCACGGCGGAGGATTGGCGGCGAAGATCGACAGCGCCGCCTTGCAGTGGCCGGCAACCTGGCCTGACGGAACCGCTGAGGGCACGACGATGACCGAGGCCGAGAAGCGGGCCGCCCTCGATCTGTGGAGCCGCAAGGTAGGGGACTGGAAGGCGGATCACTCCGGGGCTCCCCTCGTCGCTACGGGCGATTGCTACGTCACGTCGGCGGGGATGCTGCCACTCAAGGGCGTCATCCACGCGGTCGGCCCGGTCTGGGGCGGCGGCCAGTTCTGCGAGCCAGACCTGCTCTACTCAGCTCACTACGAGGCGTTCATGGCTGCGGCCGAGTGTGGCTGGACACGTCTCGCCGTCCCGGCAATCTCCTGCGGCATTTTCGGCTACCCGGTCGCGGGCGCGGCGGCCATCGCCATGGAGGCTGCGCGCTACTTCACCGGCCCGCTCGACATCACATTCTGCCTCTGGGAGAACGAGCACTTCGAGGCGTACTGCAAGGCGGGGTATACGGCCGGGCTGGTGACAGCATGATCGGCTACATCGTCGTGCGCCACTACCACTACGACCCCACCGAGCCGGTGAGCGACCCTAGCGTCGTCTACTTCAATCAGGCAGAGGCGGCTGCTCTCGCCGCTCAGCAAACCGGGAACGGCTGCACCGGGTACGTGTGGGAGGTTGAGATTCCGACGTTGCGGGAACTCCCCGATAGAACGGACGGCTGGAAGCTCGAAACCGAGGAATCCGGGCAGGTTGCCTTGGTGCCGGCATGACCGTGCTCGTCTTCGGAGATTGGTTCCGGTTCTACAGGTCGCTCGGTTGTGGCGCCGATGAAGCCTGCCGCTGCGCTCGCGCCAGTATGGCGATGCGGCCGTGACCCCGCTTGAATGGGTCGGCGCTGGACTGCTCGACTTCGCCTGCTCGCTGGCGGCGATGATCTGCGCGCTGCACTTCGACATCGAGGGCTACTGGCAGGGGCGCCACGTCCGGGCTGGTCAGCGTCGAGAGAGGCGCGAAGCGGCGCGGGGCGGGGCTGGCAGCGCGATGTACCTGCGGACGCGAAAAGTTCGGCGCCGAGCTGCACACGGAACGGTGCCCAACTCGCCGGCGCCTGGACCTTGACAAGCCGCCCCGCGCTCTGTAAGATACCCGTATCAGATCAACTCCCTAGGAGGTTTCAATGCCGACAATCGAGATTTCGCAGGAGCAGGCCGCAGCCCTCGCCAACGGCGAGAACGTCACGCTGACCCCTGCGCCCCAGCTCCCGGCCAAGCAGTTCATCGTGGTCGCTGACAACGGCAACGTCTGGATCACAGACCCGACCACCGACTACCCGACCACCGACTACCCGAGCACGTCGGGGCGTTGGGTCGACGTGGCGCGCGGCACGGTGAGCACGCTCGTCGCCAAGGGTCCGCATGGGCGCGGTCTTGGTCACCGGCAGGACAGCATCGGCACCACCGGCAAGCTGATCGAGATTCCTCCGACATGCCGCGCCCGCGACCAGCGAGGTAACCGCTCATGAGCGCGTTCAAGCCGATGCTCGCCAGTAAGGTCAACCCGGCCAAGCTGCGGTTCCCGCTCTCAGTGCAGCCCAAGCTCGACGGCATCCGCGTCTGCATCGTGGAGGGCCGCGCCCTCACGCGCACGCTGAAGGAGGTCCCGAACCGCGAGGTCTTCGACTTCCTCAGCCGCCCCGAGTTCGAAGGGCTCGACGGCGAGATTCTGGTTGGCGAGCCGACCGCTGACGACTGCTACCGCAAGACGACGAGCTTCGTCATGGCGCCGAACAAGACCGGCGCGGATTGGACCTTCCACGTCTTCGACAAGTGGGACAGGGTCGGCACGTTCTCGGAGCGCTACCTCGCTGCCGATGCGGTCGTCAACGACTACGAGGAAACCCCCCACCTGAACCTCGTCACGACGTGGCGCGCGGCAACCGCAGCCGCTCTTGAAGTCATCGAGCAGCGATGCGTGGCTGAGGGCCATGAGGGCGTGGTCGTCCGCGACCCCGACTCCTTCTACAAGTTCGGCCGCGCGTCTGCCACGGTGGGTGAGCTGGGCAAGATCAAGCGCTTCGAGGACTTCGAGGCGGAGGTGATCGGGGTCTACGAGGAACAGCACAACGGCAACGAGGCGGTCACCAACGCTCTCGGCCGCACCGAGCGTTCGTCCGTGCAGGCGAACAAGACCGGCAAGGGCACGCTGGGCGGCCTGATCCTGCGTGGCCTCAACAGTGGCTGGGAAGGCGTCGAGTTCCGCTGCGGGACCGGCTTCGACCACGCCGCCCGCGTTGCGCTCTGGGCCGACGCCGACACGAAGCACTACCCCGATCTGGGGAGCGGTAACGGCCTGAACGGCCGCGTCGCCAAGGTCAAGTGCTTCCCCATCGGCGTCAAGGACAAGCCGCGCCACCCGGTGTTCCTCGGCTGGCGTGAGGCCGGAGCATGAGCCGCCGCCTCTGGCGCGTCTCGCTGGTCGCCTGCCACGACGGTAGCGAGCCCGACGACAAGTACGCCGCCGGCATCGTCATCGAGGACAACCGCGAGGGCGCCTTCGATCTGATCCGGGCGGCCAACGACCGCTGGAACACCGCGCCCACTCCCGGCGAGCAGTACGTGATCGAGCCGCTCGGCGGCGCGCGTAGCTTCAAGGTGCAGGAAAATGGCACCGTGCGCGAGGTTGTGATCGTGCTCGACGCGGCGGCGAAGCCATGAGGCCCGCATGGCGCGGCGTCCTCGTCGGAGGCGTCATCTGGGCGTGGCCTACGCTCCTGATGGACCACAACGCGGCGTTCATCGAGCTTCCCCACATGCGCAAGTACACCGTGCGCTGGCGCCAGTGGGAGCCGGGCGGAGCAATCGACTTCGACCCCGGAGCCACCGACGCGGACAAGGCGCTGGTCGAAGCGTGGGTCAAGACGGCGAGCGCGTGACCGCCGGCAGCCAGGGCTTGTAATCCGCCCTGCCGTCCCTTACACTGTAGACATACAGCAGTCCACCGCATCCCAAGGAGGTCCACCGCATGATCGCAGACCGTAACAACGGCATTCAGGTCCAGAGCACGCTCGGCGGCGACAAGGTCGCCATGGGCATCGACCCGGCCGCGATGGCGCACATCATGAACATCCTGACTGACTTGTACTCGGACCCCGAGCTGGCGGTCATCCGTGAGTACAGCACCAACGGCCGCGACGCGACCGTCGAGGCGGGGCGCAACGACCCCATCGAGGTCACGACCCCGACGGCCTTCTCGCCGTTCCTGAAGATCCGCGATTACGGCATCGGACTGACGGTCGATGACATTCACACGATCTACAGCCAGTACGGCACGTCCACGAAGCGCAACAGCAACGACTTCAACGGCATGCTCGGACTCGGCTGCAAGAGCGCCCTGACCTACTGCGACCAGTTCACGGTCGTCTCGGTCAAGGATGGCGTCATGGTGACCGTCGTGGTCGCCCGCGACGCTGACGGCGCTGGGTCGATGACCGTGCTCGACACGTCGAGCACGGATCAGCGTGACGGTACCGAGGTTCAGATCCCGGCCAAGCGCGGCAACGACATTCGCGCCAAGGCGGAGCGGTTCTTCTCGGTCTGGGCGAAGGGCACGGTGCTGCTCGACGGCGAGACGCCTAAGCCGTTCGAGGGTCTGCGGCTAACCGACGACCTCTACATCATTGAGGACTCTCAGAGCTACATCGTCATGGGCGGCGTGACCTACCCGGCCGTGTTCGATCTGCCCCACGTCTCGACGCGCTATGGCAATAGGGCGGGCCGGGGCTACGGCAACTACTCCGACGTGGAGGTGATGGCTCACGTCGCCATCGGAGACGTGAACTTCGCGCCGAGCCGCGAGGCGCTGATGGACACAGACAAGACGAAGGCCACGATCAAGCGGATCGAAGGCGACTTCGGACGCGAAATCAACAACGCGATCCAGCGGGAGGTTGACGCGGCGCCGACGCCGCAGGCCGCCGTCCGGATCATCGTCAAGTGGAACAAGTACGTGGCCGGCAACCAGGCTGTGTCCAACTACACCTACAAGGGAACACCGCTCCCGGTCGGGTTCACCCCGCCCCCGCAGGTGGACGTGCTGGGCAACCCGAAGCTCGACTATCGCGGCGCGCAGCTCCCCGCGCTTATCGAGGTTGCGCCGTACCGCAACCACGGCCGCACGCGCTCGAACACGTCCAAGTTCGGGACGCTATCCATCCACGACTGGCCTACGACCGTCTGGGTCGCAGGCTTCGACCCGGCCAAGTTCACCGCGCAGCACAAGGACAAGCTGCACGTCTGGGCCGGGCAGCAGTTCGGGACCGAGGCGCCGAACGTGGTTTCCCAGTTCGCGCTGGTGCGCGGCCCGGCGCCCGTGTCCGTGTTCATCGACCCCAAGATGGTGGTGGACTGGACGACGATCAAGGCGATCAAGCTCGCCGTGAACACGACGATCAACGGGCGCCCAGCCCGCATCGCCGGCAGCTTCGATCTGTGGACGAAGAAGCGGGGCGAGGCGCGGGCTGAGTTCTCGCATGGCGTCCCCGGCGACAAGATCAACCTGCGCAACCCCGTGTTCTGGCATCAGGGAAACCGCTATAGCTGCTCCGAGTACGCGGCGGTGCTGGCCGGGCATATGCCAGCCTTCACGCTGGTCTGTCTCCCCGGCAACCGCATCGAGAAGTTCTGCCGCGAGCTGCCGACCGCCAAGCGCGTCACTGAGGGCTGCACCGCTGTCTACGACAAGTGGTTCAAGGGGCTGAGCCGCGCGCAGCGGGCGGCCATCGCTATCTACGACGCAAACCTCACCAACGAGTTCAAGGTGCTTGACCCGACCAAGGTCACGGACAAGCTGCTCAGGCAAGCTATCCGCGACTCCAAGGTGAACGTGAGCCCGCTGATCGAGTCGAGGCGTGAGTTCCGGCGCGTCGTGAACACCGCAGCCGCGTCGAAGGCGGTGTTCAAGAACCCGCTGACTAAGTACCCGCTCTACAGCTCGTGCTATACGCGGAGCAACGCAGCCCACGTCTACAGCTACCTGAACCTGGTTGACGCCGGCCAGTTCGCTTGACAAACACCCGCCCGTACTGTAGTGTTCCTAACACACCGCATTCGACCTAGGAGGTCATCATGAGTCCTATCCAGTTCAGCCACATCAAGACCGAGTCCGAGAGCCAGCCCGACCACGTCGTCGTGTTCATTCCGGGCAAGGGGCTTCAGCCTCCGGTCGCGTCGGATCACCCGAGCTACAAGGCCATCCTCGGCGCGTGCATGGCGTCGATGAAGGGCGAGTCCGTCGATGAGGCCGAGCTGATCGACCTGTTCGACATCGGTGCCACGATCACCCGCAAGTTCCAGCGCCTCTCCGACCGCGTGACGGTCAAGGGCGACAACGTCCTGCTCGACGGCGACCCCGTCCACGGCACCCTGCAGGAGCAGATCCTCGACTTCCTGAGCGCAGGCGAGGACTTCGGGCCGCTGGTCAACTTCTACGAGAAGCTGCTCACGAACCCGCTGGGCGACGTGCGCGACGGTCTGTACGACTGGATCGACGGCGGCCGCAAGGACGGCCCGCTGACGATCACACCGGAGGGCAACATCCTCGGCTACAAGTCGGTTCACTCCGCGACGCCAGAGTGGCGCACGGACGAGACGACCGTCTACCGCCCGTCGCGACGCGGCGAGGGCATCGTCAACGGCCGCGACGTGACGGCCTCCGAGTTCATCGAGCAGGTTGCCGGCGACGTGGTCGAAATGCCGCGCTCGAAGGTGCTCAACGCCCCCTCGCAGGCGTGTGGCGACGGCCTCCACATCGGTACGTGGGGCTACGCCAACGGGTTTCAGGGCGACACCGTCATGCTGGTGGAGTTCTCGCCCCGTGACATCGTCTCGCTCCCCGACAGCAACTCGGCGTGGAAGCTGCGCGTCTGCCGCTACACGGTCATCCGTCCGGTGGACGAGCCGCTGAGCGTCCCTGTCTACCAGACCCGCGAGCAGGTGACAGAAGAGAGCCGCGTCGGCATCGACCTGTCCTTCGACTCCCTCGATGACGAGTTCGAGGTTGGCGACCGCGTCGAGGACGACGACGGCGATCAGGGGACCGTGGTGGACTTCGACTCCGAGGGCGACCCCGTAGTCGAGTACGACAACGAGAACTTCGGTGTCGAGCCGGTCTACTCGTACCAGCTCGCGAAGATCCATGGCAAGGGCGGCCCGACCTCGCAGGCCACTAAGGGTAACGGCCGCAACCCTGCGCAGGACGACAAGGGCCGCTTCTCCAACGGCCGCCCCGGCTCGTCGCGCGACGCCTCAACTGGCCGCTTCAGCGGCTGACCACAAGCCTCCCTCTCAGTCCGCGCGGTGGCGGGCTGAGGGGTTGAGGTAGGCGCTCCGAACCCGAGGCGAGCCTGAGCGGCAACGCTCTAGCCCTAGGCTCTTCGGAGCGCCTACCCCAGCCCGGAGGACGGTCGAGCGAGTTCCCTCAACACACCCGTTCGATACCACGTCTTGCCCGGTCCTCCGGGCTCCGTACTTACAGTAAGGGAGGGCACCATGGACACACGACTTCCAGTAAATCATTACCTCCACTTGCGTGAGCAGGACGAGCCACATGACAAGGCGCTGGCCCACACGGTCCAGCGCTATGGCGTTCTCCCCGCGACTCTGCTGGAAGCTCTCTACGAGTCCAAGCGTCACCACGTCGCCGTGGCCGCGTTGCTTCCTACGCCGCCCGACGTAGCCGCCCTCCTAGCCACGCCGCCCGCGTGAGCCGCCCGGTCATCCTTGACCTGTTCTGCGGGGCGGGCGGCGCGGGTCGCGGGTACCAGGATGCCGGCTTCGAGGTAGTCGGCGTGGACATCCACCCGCAGCCCCGCTACCCGTTCCACTTCACTCAGGACAACGCGCTGAGCTTCCTCGACTCGCTCATTGCGTTGCAGTCGCGGCCGGGCTTCAAGCTTCGCTACTCGGCGATCCACGCCTCGCCTCCCTGTCAGGCGTTCAGCGACCTGCAGAAGCAGAACAAGCGCGTCTACGAAGACTTCATCCCGCCCGTGCGGGCGCGGCTGCAGGCGCTGGGGCTTCCGTACATCATCGAGAACGTGGAGGGAGCGCCCCTCCGCAGACCTACGATGCTATGTGGCACCATGTTCCCCGAGCTTCGCGTGATTCGACACCGTTTGTTCGAGAGCACCGTGCCGCTGACGCCACCACGCCACCCCCGACGGCATCCTCTCGTGTTCACGCATGACAGGCGTAAGGCGCACTACGGCCGCCTCGATCAGAACACCGCGTTCGTGCAGGTGACGGGCGGCGGCAACTGCACCGTTGCGAACGCGCAGGACGCTATGGGCATCGACTGGATGACGAAGAAGGAGATCAACGAGGCGATCCCGCCCGCCTACACGCGCTACCTCGGGCGACAGTTGCGGAGGGCGGTGGTATGAGCCGCACCCACCGACGCCACGAGGCTCCGGCGCGATCCGCCAAGCGCGGCCCTAAGCCCGTGCTCACCGAGCGACCCAGCGTCGTCCGCAAGACCGCCAAGCAGCGGCGCCCGACTGAGCGCGCCAAGCTGAGGAAGGAGTACCGCTGATGGACGAGTTCCGAGGCATCCCACATCACGCCGGCGACCTGGAGGACTACATCGCCTCGAAGGAGAACGACCGTCACGCGCGGCACGTCGTGCTGCGCATCGACACCGTTGAGCGCATCCGGCTGCGACTTGCGGAGCTATCCGCTATCGTGACTCAGAACGCGCTGACCGAGGACGACCTCGCGGCGTGGAGCAATGCTGGCTTCGTAACCGGACAGGAGGACGCATGACCCACACGCTCCACATGGTCGATTGCGACGTGAACCGCCGAGTTCAGGTCGTCGTCGGCATCCGGCGCGCCCGCGAAGTTCTCGGTGACGAGCTGGGGTCCACGCTACAGCGCTCGGTGGCGACTGTGGACCAGTTCAAGGCCAACGGTCAGCAGCCCGTTCTCATTGGCCGCCACGCCGACCTGTCGTTGGTCCACAAGGCCGCGCGTGCGCTCGAAGCTGATTCGGTTGGTGGTGCCAAGGCGGCCATCGACCTTACGCCAGAGCAGGTCTTCGACGCGACGCTCAGGACCCCTGCGAACGGCGTCCCTGAGGACGAGGGCGACGAGACGTTCTCGGCTGAGAGCTACGCCACCGCGCTGGTGCTGATGGCGCTCACCGGAGGCAACCCTAACGGCGCCCTCGCGGCGGCGAACGCCCTGATGCACACCGCCGACGTGGAGTTCTTCGATGAAGTCGGAGACGTGCTGCTCGACACCTTCCCCGGCCAACGCGCATGAGGCGCTATGTCGTCAGCGTGGATCGCGCCCTGCTCGACCATACGCCCACGGGCGCAGACGCCGAGCCCGTGCGGGTCGAGGACACGAAGACAGGCCGCGTCGAGAGCTATTGCCGCGCCCTGTTGTCCGACGCGATCATCACCTACGGGGCACCGCGACAAGACGGCACGCGCGTCTGGATCGAGGCGGTTGACGTGGTCGGGGAGAAGCTGCCATGACGCCCATCGACCCCAAGCGCCAGCAGGCCGCAGCCAAGCGTGCAGCCGACGCCCGCCGCGACGCGAAGTATCACATCCAGCAGGCGGCGACGTTCATCGCCAAGGCGGAGCAGATCGAGCGCACCTGGGAATTGCCGGCGCCCGCAGTTGACAAGCCGCCCCAGACGCTGTAGTCTGTTTCAGACATAGAGCTATCCAAGGAGGTCGCATGCTTCTCTTTCTTCTCATCTGGGCGCTGTGCGGGTCCAACCCCGATCTAGGGCATCCGTGGTCCGGCTGGTTCATCGCGCTGTTCGTGATCGCCGTGCTGCAGTTCCTCGGCAGCAACCAGACGAAGTCATGACGCGGCTCCTTGTCGAGACGTTCGTGCGCGAGGGTGGCGGAACCGTCGCCTTCGTCTGCGAGTCCAGCGAGCTGCTGTCCAGCGGCGCCTGCGGAGGCGGAGTCTCTGAGCGAAACGCTGTCATGGAGGCGATGAATGCCTACTACAACAAGACACAGCCGTTCATCATCGGCCCCGACGTTGTGGTCCCTCACCAGCGCGACTCAGTCGAGCCCCACTCCACGCCGTCCACGGCCCGCATCAAGCGTGGAGCGGCCAGCACGGAGCGCATCAAGGAGCTGCTTATCGAGGTTCTGAGCCTCGATGACGTTCCCCAGATGCAGCTCGGCTATAGCACCGAAAACGGAATCGAGTCCTCGCGCGCCATCGTCCCGATCAGGGTCGAGCAGCGCCGCGCCGGCCTCGGATTCCAGACCGACTATCTCGTCGCGCTCGACGTGGCGAAGGACGAGCCCCGCACGTTCAGGATGGATCGCATCGAAAGGCTGTGGGAGTTGTGATCTACGAGGACGAGGACGACGTGGGCTACTTCTCGACGCCATCCCACGGCGGCTACCCCACCAACCCTAGGTGGAGCGATTACCAGTTCCACCCCGAGGCTCCCAGCGACGCTCTGATCGTCTGCAACCTGCTGCTCCCCAAGGACGAGCGCGATCTGATCGTCCGCGCGGCGATCCACGAGCACGAGCACCGCCCGAAGCTGGCCGCGTTGACGCGACGGCGAGCCAACTACTGCTAGACTTTCAGCTATCCCAACGACCCTAGGAGGTCAACCATGCACGTAAACATCACAGACTGTTGCGGCGACGTTCTGCAGATTCACGCGGCGACAGGCTCCCTCGACCTCAATGGCGACCGGGACGTTTCCAGCTTCCAGTTCCAGGAAGCGCAGACGGACGGCGTGCGTGCGCTGCGCAGCGCCTGCAACGAATTCTTGGGCGATGCTGCTGAGCACCCCCAGAGCGTCAAGCTCGACGGAGTTCCTCTGGCTTCGCAGATCAGCTTCAACGAGGGGCTGTTGCGCCTCGCGGCTGTCCACAGCAAGACCGTGACATTCCGCTACGCCAAGGGCGACGGCGCCGTCATCGAGACGCGCACCCTGCAGCCCACGGAGGTCAAGGAGGTCGCAGGCCACGTCACGTTCACGGGCTACGACCCCGACCGCGACGAGCCGCGCGCCTATCGCGTGGACCGCATGAAGGGCGAGGTTTCGGTCGCATGAGGCTCCCCTCGCCGTCCACGGCCCTCTCCGTCCTCGCGCTCGTATTGGCGAGCGGCGGCGTGGGCTACGCGGCCACTCAGGTCGGCCCGAACCAGATCAGGACCGGCGCCGTAGGCACGCGCGCCATTCACGACCGCTCGGTGCGCGTTCGTGACCTTGCGCCGTCGGCCAGGCCGCCGGCACATGCGATCACGAAGACGAATCTGCGCGACGCTATCACTGAGGTCTTGAGCGACCCGGCGAGCGGCATCAACATCACCGTTCATGGCGAGAAGGGCGACCCCGGAGCGCAGGGACCTGCTGGCCCACAGGGCTCGCCGGGCGTAACGCAGGTGACCTATCCGCAGGCGTCAGCCTCGATTGGGCCGCTGCAGGTGGCTACCCTCTCGGCCGTGTGCGATGCCGGGCAACACGTCCTAGGCGGTGGAGCGTCTTCCGCCTCGGCGACGGCTATTCAGGCGTCAGGTCCCGGCGGCACTGACTCATGGACGGCGCGTATCTCTAACACCGACACGACCACTCCGGCGAACGTCGTGGTCACGGCCATCTGCGCGGTGACAGGATGAACACCGCTCATTGGCTGGCGTGGGTCATCATCGTCTGGAACGTAATCGGGTTCGTCTGGGAGTTCGCCGACCAGCCGATCACGCGGACGTGGAACTCTACGTTCTACATCATCTGCGTCGTGCTTCTGTCGTTTACGACACTGGGCCTGTCCATCGCCGTCGTGGCGGGCTGAGTCTCGCCTAGTGCTTCTTGTGGCCGTGATGCTTCTTGTGGCCTAGATGCCGACCGTGGTGCTTGGCAGCGTGCTTGCGAGTCACGTCGCGCTTGCGTGCCTTGCCCGCTGTGCTCTTGGTTCGAGCGTGGCCCTTCGTTCGCCCCGGACTTGCGCCGCTAGGGCGGCGAGCTGTGCCTAGCGCGCTTGACCTTCTAGCGTGGCTGGGAAGCACGCGGCGCTGAAGCGGCCCCACGGCCACAGGCCGCCGCACGATGACCACGCAAGACTTACCCGGACGACCACGCGCGCCAGCCCTCGTGATGGTTGTGATGTGGCGCTCGACCCGCGTCACTGACTGTTGGGTGTGGATGGCGAAGATGATCGCCGCAATTAGAATCACGAAGACCGTGGCGTCCCACCATCGGATGCTGCGCAGATGGTCGATCAAGAGCGCGACCGGGATGCTTGCGTCTTGACCCGGTGTGCAGCCGCCACGATGGTCCAGCGGTACGCCAACATCGACCCCACGATCCCAAGCACGAGCGCCGGAACGAAGAGGCCGGACGCGCTGAGGGTGAGCGCTGAGCCCATGATGGCGATGTATGCAACGAGCAGCATGAGCTATCCGATGGCCTTGTAGGTGAAGCCGCCCGCAGCGGGGGCGCCGGGGTACAGCGCCGGAGGCGTGTTAGGGGCAGCATGCGTCGGATCATCGGTGATGATCTCTGCAGCGCGCCGGCAGTCGGGGAGGCGTAGGAGAGTCAGTGTCTCGTTGAGCTGCTTGATGGCCTGCGTGCCTTGGCCCAAGGTCAGAGTGCCGTCCTTGACATAACCGGCGATAACCGGCCTCTGGGCCTCTACGATTTCACGAAGAACCTGCCGGTCGAGGAAGCGCCCGTTGCAGCTAGCTGTGGCAACGTCGCGCGTCGTGACCACGATTGCCTGCCTAGAGCTATTCGCATCGTGGTTCGTCGTGTACTGCTGTGCCCCGATTCCGAGCGCCAAGACAGCGAAGCCAACAACCGCGCTCCGACGGTAGCGCCGCACCGCCTTACGAGCCGCGCGTTCCGTCTGCTGGGAGAAGAAGTCGAGCTGATCTTCGGTCAATTGGGGCATCAGTACCAGTCTATCGTGTCAGTGGAACAGGCCGAGAAGGTTCAGGACCACGTTCAGCGTGGTCAGGACCGCGATGTACCAGCCCGTGCGCGGATGGCACTCAATCCAGGAGATCAATGCTGCGTGACCATCACGTCGCTTGACTTCTTCGCAATCCTGTGGGACCATGTCTTTACTTTCCGGGTTCTGAACGAGCCACCTTGTCGACTCCGATCAGGCCAGCGCCCGTGAGGATGATGGTGCCCCGATCTCCGGAGTGGTCATGAAGCAACCCGTAGAGCAAGAACACTACACCCAGCCCACGCGTCGCATAGAACCATGGGAACAACGACCTCTTCTTGGCTTCAGGCGCAGACATCAACACTCAGTCTACGGACTTAGGAGGCAGTGAAATGGGACCAAGGATCAAGAACTTCTCCATCAGCGACCCTCGCGACTTCGACGGCGACCCGTTCGAAGTCGCCGAGCGCGCCGCAAGGCAGTCGCTGGCGCTGGTGGACCTGCTCACGGACTCGCTCGCAAGCGCCGACGTGATGGCCCGCAACGCCGAGATGGAGCGGCAGCTACTACGTGCTGAGGATGCGGACGCGCCGGGCTGGGAGGGCACCCCTCAGGGCCGGCAGTTCAAGGCCGCCGAGCAGGACGTGAAGAACCTCCGGACGCGGCTTGGCGTCCTCGCGAGGGCCGCAGGATTCAACCCGCGCAAGCCTCCCAAGGTTTGACGCAGACGGCATCGTCTGCTACCGTTCTTGGTGGGCCTCCGGTTGGATGAGGATGGAGGGGCGTGCGTCCTATGTGGCGGCGTCGTGTAAGCCGGAGGCCCATCTACAACATCACTCGCCCCGAAAGGAGCACCATTACCCATGAACACGATCAACGTACGGGTCTTTCCCGCCGCTGACGAAACAGGGGAGCCCATCGAGTTTTCGGGGATCAACTACATCAGCCTCGTCAACGAGGAGACGTACGGAATCCCCGCGCTTATCGCTGAAGAGCGCGTCAAGCTCGAAGGACTACCCGTGAAGATCCTCTACGTCAACCCCCAGAACATCTCTGCCATGGAAGCCGAGCGCGTCGAATGAGCATGGCTCTAGAGCACGCCATCATCAGCTTGATCAAGCAGGTCACGATCCTCGCTGACGAGCTGGCTAAGAAGGCGGCCTACGAACGCCGCTACGGCGGCGGCTCGACGCGCTCCTGATGCCGCCTGTCCTGACGCGAAACGGAGACTCGCTGGAACTGGCCCTATCGGGCTGCCGTGGCATGGAATTCCAGGATGCCAAGGACAAGGTCAGCGACATCCCCGGACGCCGGTTCGACTGGGACACGAAGCTGTGGATCGTCCCGGCGACGGTCCAGAACGCAGAGCGCGTACTCAAGACGCTGCGCCCGGAGTGCGACCCTGAGATCATCCAGTGGATCAAGGAGGCCAAGGGCGGAGCGGAGGAGTCGCTGACGACCGAGCTGCCCGACGACGCCGCAGACCTGCTGGTTCCGTGGGCGACTAAGCGCATGCCGTGGCAGCCCGAGTACGTCAACGACGAGAAGTACGACGGGCTGCTGGACTACCAGCGAGCCGCAGTCTCAGCAATGGCGGCCTCGACGCGAGCTATCCTCGCCGACGACATGGGGCTCGGAAAGACGTTCGAGGCGATCAGCGCGGTCGAAGAGTTCGCGCTACGCAACGGACAGATCGACGGGCCGAAGCTGGTCGTTGCGCCGAACTCGGTGCTGGGCGGCTGGGCTCGCGAGATCAGCCGGTGGCTTGAAGACGCTCCACACCAGATCGTTGACGCCAAGTCGCCGGCGGCACGGTCCAAGCAGCTCGAAGCAGCCATCGAGGAATCGGCGTGGACCATCGTCAACTGGGAGCAGCTACGCGTCAAGAAGGAGAAGGTACTGCTCAAGAACGGCGGCCGGAAGACGGTCACGATGCTGAAGGAGCCGCTGTTCGAGGACACTGAATGGCTCGCAACCATCGCCGACGAGGTCCACCGCGCCAAGAACCGTAAGTCTCAGCAGACGCAGGGACTCTGGCGCGTCAAGGGGCAGATGATGCTCGGGCTCACCGGCACGCCGCTGATGAACTCCCCCGACGAGCTGTGGTCCATCCTCCGCTGGCTGTGGCCGGACGAGTACGGGAACTCCACCCCGCGCTCGGCCAAGAACCCCGCAGGCCACCCCCGCGTCGCCTACTGGGCGTTCTACGAGGACTACGTTGACTACTGGGAGGATCAGTACAAGCGCAAGGTCGTCACTGGCGTCAAGAACCCGGACGCGCTGCGGTTCGTGCTGCGTGGGAAGCTGATCCGGCGCACCGCTGCGATCCTCGGCCTCAAGGGGCGCAAGCGGATTCGGTACGAAGTCGACTTGAACCCCAAGCAGCGCAAGCTCTACGACGAGGCCGAGAAGGTCATGTGGCTCGAAGTCAAGAAGGACGCGGCGGCCGGAGACACCACAGCGCTGCAGATCGAGCAGGCGGTAGACCCGGTCGGGATGCTCTACAACATCCCCAACGGCGCCGCCCGCATGATTCGCTGCCAGCAGATCCTTGAGAACCCGGCGATCCTCGGCGGTGAGGACGACTCGGCGCTGATGGATGACTTCGAGCAGAAGTTCATCGACTCGCGGCCTACTCAGTGGGTTGTGGCGTGCAAGTTCAAGGAGTCCTGCAACATCCTCGCCGCTCGGCTGCGGTCCAAGTACAACGCCGACGTGGGCGTGTACACTGGGGACACGCCGCCGGAGGACCGCACGAAGATGGAGGACGCCTTTCAGCGCGGCGAGCTGGACGTGATCGTCGGCACGCTCGACGCCACGAAGGAAGGCATCACCCTCACGAGCGGCCATTCGATGTACCAGCTCACGCGGGCCTGGGTGCCAGCGACCAACGAGCAGTGGGAGTCGCGTTGCGACCGGCTCGGCCAGCAGGAGCTGGTCCGCATCTACATCCCGCTCCCGCGCAACACCGTGTCGACCAACAACGTCGAGCCGACCAACACGCTCAAGGAAGGCATCGTCAAGACCGTGATTCCTAAGGACGAGATCAAGGAGGGCGCAGCATGATCGGTGAAGACAGCCTGCAGAAGCTCCGCAGGCTCATGGAGCTGAGGCAGCGCCGGGACGAGTCCAAGAAGCAGGCCGAGATTGACGAGAAGGCGTACCGCGAGGCAGAGGCTGACGTGTACGAAGCTCTCGATGAAGGCCCGATGGACAGGCTCAACAACATCGACCTTGGCGAGCCGTGGGGCAAGGTCAGCTTCCAAGCTCGCGAGACGATCTACGGCCGCGTCATCGACGCCGACGAAGCGCAGGAATACTTCGAGCAGCGCCAGATGGTCGAGGAAGTCAGCGAGCCGAAGTTCGTTATGGCTCGCGTCAATGAGCTGGTGCGCGACGCTGTTGAGCAGGGCGAGAAGCTGCCGCCCGGCCTTGACTTCTACCAGCGCCGCTTCGTGAGCATCACGAAGCAGAAGAGCTGACGCTTGACATCGCGAGGGGCGTGCTGTAGCGTCCCTCGCGTCATCTGTATCCCAACGAAGGAGGATCCATACTCATGAAGCGCACCATCGCACTTCTTCTCGCTGTCGTCTTCATCGTCCCGCTCGCTGGTTGTGCGTCGAACGCCGACAAGGTGTCGAAGAACATCAGCACCGAATGCGAGAAGTTCAACTGCCAGCGCCGAATCATCGGCGTCAACGGAATCACCGACAAGGTGGAGTTCGAGGTTGTCGGCCGCTGCTCCATCGAGGGCTCCGACAGTCTTCCGGGCATCCGGGCGCTGGTGGTCACCTGCCAGCAGGGTCTGCACGACTTCAAGAAGCACTACTTCGGCCTCGCCGACAACATGTTCTTCGTCGCTACGCAGCTCGAAGGGCTCAACGTCAGCGAGTACCACACGGAGATCGTCCTCAAGCCGCAGAACATCATTCCGGACTTCAACCTGCACACCGGCTAGCACTTGCGCGCGACCCACTGAGCTGCTACTCTCAGTGGGTCGCGCGGTTCTTCCGCTCAGACGCAGAAACCAACGATAGGAGGCATCATCAGCATGACCCCGTCAACCGACGTGGAAGCCCCCGAGAGCGCAGGCGCTCTTATCTCGCCGGAAGAGCTGCAGGCTCTTCAGGCCCAGCAGGACTCGGAGATCGACTCCGACCTGTTCCAGACACCGATCCTCAAGATCGGTCAGCCCCTCACCCGTGAGGTTCAGAACGAGCAGGCCGAGGCCGGCGAGTTCATCAACACCCTGACTGGTCAGGGCATCGGAGACAAGTTGGAGTTCATCGTCTCCTTCTACCAGAAGGGCCGCTTCGCGGCCGACCGCGACTCCGGTCGCGCCTACGTCGCCTTCGGCGACTCCATCCCCGAGGCGTGGGCTGACCTCGTCGGCGAGCAGTTCGTCGGGACTCCGTTCTCGGAGCACCCGGACGCCGAAGAGACGTTCAAGAAGCGCGTCAACGCCAAGGAGATCGAGTGGGGCAAGGGCCCGCTGATTTCGACCACCCACAACTTCACTGGGCTCGCTGTCATCAGCGCGGTCGAGGGAAGCGATGACGAGGACGAGCTGCAGCCGGTTCGTCTATCGCTGCAGCGGACCAACATGCCCGCTGTCCGCAAGATCCTGACGCTGAAGAAGGCGTCGCTGCGCAACCGTCCGTTCTGGGACAAGGTCTACGACCTGTCCACGGAGAAGCGCACGTTTGACAGGGGCTCCGCGCACCTGCTGAACGCGACGCTGGGTCGCGAGACGACTCCGGAAGAGCGGTCGCAGGCCGTCGAGCTGGCGCAGGCCGTAGCCGCAGGTCGCGTGTCGGACAACGCGGTCGCCGCTGCGACAGGCGACAAGCCCGTCGAGCCGGACGCGAAGGGTGGGCTGGGAGTCTGATGCCCGCCTTCCTGTTCATCATCGCCGGGCTGGTGCTGCTGCTCGCCGGGTCGTCTTGGTTCACCGGGGCGGCAACGGTCGGAGCGATCCTGCTGATCGTGGGGGGTGTCGGGCTCGTCTTCGCGCTCGTGATCTTCGCGCTGGCGGCAGCGGCCATCAAGTCCAAGCGCTTCTAGCGAGGCGCGGAGGGAGCGGCCTAGCAGCCGTTGGCCGGGAGCGCGGCGGAGGCGACCCGGCACTACATCATCCAAGAGAAGGAGGTCTACCATCCCTAAGACCGCAGCAGAGCGTGCAGTAGAGCGCGCCGCCCAGCGAGAGAAGGAACTCCGCAAGGAGATCGCCTCTGTTCGTAAGTCCATGCCTGCCGAGGATGTACGGAAGATCGACTACATCCACGAGCAGCTTGACCGTGGCGACGAGCGAGAGGATAAGGACCGCACCGGCCTTCGCGCGACGCGCGACATCGTCATGCGGCGCTACATCAAGGAGGTCACCGCATGACCATCGACCCTAGGAACGCAGTCGATCTTTCGAAGGTAGCCCGCGCAGCAGCTCTGCAGCGCAAGTCGACCGAGGCGGCCGCGATGTCGGAGGCCGAGAAGGTCGCGATTGCGTGGGACAAGGCGATGCGACGTGCCTTCAAGGGTATCCTCCCTCGCCCTGTCGGCCGTGCGATGCTGATGCGTGCAGCGGAGCGCCAGTCATGATCGGGCTGTTCTACCTTGCCGGCGTATTCGGGCTGCTGGCGTCCGGCTGCGCTCTCTACAACATGGTGCGCGCCGACAGCCCGACCGTCTTCTGGTTCGGCGTGTTTTACGCCATCGTCGCTACGGTCTATTTTCTCGCGGCCTGCCTCGGGGTTGCACTCGCGTGACTTCAGGCGACCTCTATGAACTGCAGCCCCGATTCACGGCGCTGTTCGATGGCCTCCGGGTTGCGTTCGGGACCGGGAACGGTGAGTGGATCAAGCGACCCCCGCAGCCCGAGGACTGGCTGAAGCACCTGCGCGGCGATGGTCCGGGCATGGGCATCGCGCCCCTGCGCGCCGACAGCACCGTGCGCTTCGCAGCTATCGACCTGGACGAGCCTGATTTCGCGGCTGCCCGCGATATGCAGCAGTACATCCCCGGCACGTCATGGATCGAGAGTTCCCGGTCGGGGAACGCACACGTCTGGGTCTTCTTCTCAGACGCCATCGAGGCGTGGATTCCGATGGGGATTCTGAAGGAGGCGGTCGTAGCGGCCGGCAAGAAGGGAGTCGAGGTCTTCCCTAAGAACCCCGACTTCACCCGCGTCAAGCTGGGCAACTACATCAACCTTCCGTGGCATGGCGACAGGCGCCCGATCCAGATGCAGGGCGCCGAGCACGAGGGCGACTGGTACGACCTCGCCACCGAGCTGCCCATGTTCTTGGACGACGCTGAGGCGTCCATGAACGACCCGCGCGACTGGCGCAAGCGTGCCTCGTGGATGATGCTTACCGACCCGCGTGAAGCGCGTGCTGAGCGCACAGATTTCGGCCAGCAGGAGAACCTGCACATCTGCGCCGAACACGTCATCGAGCACGCCGAGGACAACCCGGTACTCGACGGCCATCGCAACGCGGTCTACTTCGCGCTCGCCAAGCAGCTCACGAACTGGCGACTCGTCAACCACGACGAGGCGCTCGACATCCTGCGCTCGGTCAGCGAGGCGTCCCCCGACAAGGCCCCGGACTCCGAGCTACGACGTATCCTCGCGAACGCTGAGCGAGGCCAGTACACTTCCACTGGGTGCGACGATCCCTTGTTCCTGCCGTACGCGCATCCCAACTGCCCCATCGCCCATCCAAGGAGCTAATCCATGAACTACACAGACTATCTGGGGAACTGCATCGCAGTCGGAGATAGCATCGTCTACCCGACCTGCAGCGGTAGCTCTGCCGCCGACCTCAACCAAGGCGTCGTGACCGAGATCATCCCGATCACACCTGAGGACCCTGCCGACCCGAAGAACCGGCGCGGGTCGATCCCCGGTGACGCGGCGAAGCCTTACGTGAGGCGCCTCATTCCCGGCCGCTGGGATCCCGGCGCCGCTCACCCGATGAACAAGATTGGACGCGTGTACGGAGACTTCGTGCGCGATGACTCCAAGGCGTACATGCTTCGTGTCCGACGGACGCGCGAGGGCTCTACTCAGAGCGCGATCTTCGACCCCAACCGCGTCGTGTCGCTCAAGAACGTCGACCGGGTCGTCGTGATCACGTCGCTAGTGCCCAGCTCCTGATGAGCACAGCCAACCCCGCCATCGACGGGTTCATTCGACACTTCGCATCCATCACCGACGAGGCCGAGCGCGAGCGCCTGCTCGCTCAGGTCAAGATGCGGGCCGTGAACATCGCGCCCGAGGAAGCCTTCGAGCCCGACGTGACGCTGCTGCGGGACTACCTACTCCGTGAAATTCCGATTCCGCCCTCGCTGGTGTGGCCGACCATCGCCGTTCGCGGTGAGATCACCACAACGCTGGGACGCGCCGGCAAGGGCAAGACGACGATGAACCTGAACCGCATCTTCGCGTGGGCGGCCGGGCTGGCGCTGTTCCCCGGCTGGACAGACCACGACGGCAACACCTACCTGCAGCCCGAGAAGCCGCTCAAGACGCTGATCGCCGAGAACGAAGGCAACGCTGGGATGTTCCACCAGAAGGTCGGAATCCTACTCAACAACGGGCCGCTGGAAAAGGACCACCGCGAGCTGATCAAGGACAATCTCTGGATCCACGGCGACGGCGGCTACTCAGGTATGAAGCTCGACAAGCCGGAGGGGCTGAACAAGCTGAGGGCGGCTGTCGACAAGTGCTCGCCGGACATCGTCTTCATCGAGCCCTTCCGGTCGCTGTGGAGCGGCGACGAGAACTCGGCCACCGATATGGCCGTCGTCGTGGACAACCTCGTGGCGCTCGCCACCGAGTTTCAGTGTGCGGTCATTCTTAGCCACCATGAGCGCAAGGGCGGCGTCGGAGACGACGGCGAGAAGATGAGCGCCGGGCGAGGATCGACCGTGCTCGAAGGCGTCGTTGCGGTCATGGAGAACTTCGAGAGCGTCAAGAACAACGAGTACAGGGAAATGACGTGGAGCAAGGCCCGCTATCTCCCCGGCCCGACCCCTGTGCGCATGGAGTGGGAGCGTGAGACGGGCTGGTACAAGTGGGTTCCTACCTCTTCCATCGCCGACGGCGTGTTGGCTGTGTTGCGCGAGTCCGACGACGAGCCCATGAACCTGGCCGGCATCGCCGACGAGACAGGCGAGACACGCTCCAAGCTGCGGCCGATCATGGCGCAGCTCGTAGACGAGAAGCGCGTGAAGAAGATGCCATCTGTGAGTGGACAGAATGGCTCGACTGGTGTACGGTATAGGTTGCCGTCTAGCGACAACGAGGATTTCGGAGGTATCAAGCTATGAGCATCACAATCGACGTGCCAGTGCCGTACGGGGAGTTCTATTACCTCGCCGGGCCGATGACGGGTTACCCACAGCACAACTTCCCCGAGTTCCAGCGCGTTTCAGAGAAGCTCACCAAGGCGCACTACACGATCTGCTCCCCGGCTGACCTCGACGCCCCGATCTACGACGAGGTCATGGACGGCGACGGCACGCAGGAGCATCTGCGCTCCGACGCGCCTGTTGGGCTAGCTCTTCTGCGGCGCGACGTGAACATCGTGATGCACCCTCGCTGCGTTGGCGTGATCTGCCTGAAGGGCTGGGAGGATAGCTTCGGCGCTCAGATCGAGACGTTCATCGCCAAGCGGTTCAAGCGGCCTATCTACCTCTTCATCGAGGATGCGTGGATTCGTCCTGAGGACACGGCGTTCGTGCTCATGGAGATTGACCGTGACGAGGCGATCAAGCACCACGAGAACAGCAAGCTGTTGGAGGCCATGCGTGAGGCCCCGCCGCTCCCTGAGAGCCCCTACCGCGTCGGAAGGCTGGAACTCGACCCGCTGGGCCTCTCACGCTCTCAGCGGACGTTGGGCGAGCATCGCCCCGGCCTCGACATTCCGCGCGGCCGGAGGGCCGTCTGATGGCGAAGATCGACTTCGATGACGCTGTAGCAGCACTCGCCGCCTTCATCATGGACGAGCGGCGTATGAGCAGCGCCGTCACGGCAACCAACGAGGCGCGTCGAGTTCTCTGGCCGCTCCTTTCAGTCGGGGACGCCTCCGCGATGGTCATGCGCTGATGCCCTACGTCGATCAGGCCACCAAGGACTCTCTCGACCATGGGTATCGCACAGCCGAGACTCCCGGCGAGCTGACCTACGTCGTCACTGCTCACCTGTTGATGCTGGACCACTACGACACCTACCTCGTCGTGGCGATCAAGCAGGAGATCGCCGACTACCTCGGCGCTAAGAAGCTCTCCTACGCGCTCCTGTCGTCCGTGGTAGGGTGCTTGGAGTGTGCTAGGCGCGAGTTCATCAGGCGGCGCCCCACAGATAGCCTCGTCGCCCACTACGTGCTCAACACCGTGCTGGACGGCTACTACAACGACATCGTCGCTCCCTATGAGGACGACAAGATCCAACAGAACGGAGACGTGTTCTAACATGACACTCATCGGCATCAACGGGTTCAAGACCTCAGGCAAGGACACCACCTACACGATCCTCAGCCACGTCTACGGCGATGGTGACGCGTTCGTTCAGCGCGTAGCGTTCGCCGACAAGCTGAAGATCATGGCGGCCTTGGTGCTCGGCTACGAAGGGCCTCCGCAGGAGCTGATCGACCACATGGACGACTTCAAGGCACGCGGGCGCATCGTCACGCAGCTCAATCAGTACGAGGGCAACGGCCCCGACGACACGATGCTCGGCGACCCGGCCAGCATCAAGACGCTGAGCGGCCGTGAGTACCTGCAGCTCTTCGGAGCGAAGGCCCGCGACGTGTTCGGCGACAACTTCTGGATCGACCAGATCCTGCCCTACCCGGCGTTTGCCGGCGGCCTGGATCCGCTGCCGCTCATGTACCCGGACGCAGACCTCGTCTGCGTGACCGACGTGCGTTACCCCAACGAGGCTCAGCGCGTCAAGGCGCTCGGCGGCGTCGTCTGGGAAGTCCTACGCCCCGGCACCGAAAGCGACGGCCACGCGACAGAGACGCCGCTGCCGCCGTATCTGGTCGACTACAAGATCATCAACGATGGCGACCTCGACGTTCTCGAAGGCCGCGTCGTCACCGCGCTGGAAACGCTGTGACTCTGAAGCCCGCCGACATCCGGAACACCGCGCTCAAGAGCGGCTACAAGCACGTCAACATCCACAACGGCGGCGCGTTCTACCATGCGCAAGCCTATGGCGGCAAGCTGACGCGTGCGGGGCACGCGTGGTGGGGTCCGCAGCGTGCTACTGCGCTTGAGGCGGCGCAGGACTACTGCGACTATGCCAACGGCAACCCGGACGTGTGGTCTGCCACCAAGCTGAAGTCCGCAGGCCACAAGCGACCCTCGCGTTCCTCTCAGCCCTTGCCTCAAGAGGTCAAGGATGCGCTGGGGGTCCTGCGCGACTACAAGGCTCAGAAGGCGGGCGTTCAGGGCTTCGTCTACCTGATCATCGAGAAGCTGCCCGGCGGCGGGATCAACTACGGGAAGATTGGGTTCTCTACCAACCCGGAGAAGCGCGTGGCCGAGCTGCAGACGGGAAACCCGCGCCCGCTGCAAGTGTTGTACGCTATGCCGGGTACTGAGGACGACGAGCGTAAGCTGCACGCCAAGTACAGCCACAACAACGTGCTGCAGGAGTGGTTCTCCGTAACTCGCGAGCTGATCTTGGAGTTCCCCGCCAACACTGCCATCAAGGAGGCGTGATAGCCATTATTGAGTTCGATTGTGAGACGACCGGGCTTCAGCCCTACAGCGACGGGAACGAGGCGTTCCTCTGGATCTTCCTGAGCGCCGACGGCGACCGCGCCGAGGCCATCGAGTACCTCCCCAGCGACCCTGACGGCGCTGCGCACGACAGGATTCAGGAGTGGTTCAACGAGGCCATCGCCGACCCTGACGGGATTCGTGCGTGGAACGCCAAGTTCGACCGCGCCTTCGCTGAGACGGCCTGCCAGTTCACGGTACCCGGCGACGGGCGCTGGCACGATGGGATGCTCGTTGCTCACGCGATTGACGAGCGCCGCTCGGTCGCCCTGAAGGCGGTCGCCGCTCAGCTCTTCGGCGAGGACGCGGCCGACGAGCAGAAGAAGGTCAAGGGCTGGCTCAACGACGAGAACAAGCGCCGCCGCCACGTCGAGAAGCAGGCCGAGAAGGCCGAGGCAGGGACGCTCAAGATCGACTACGTCGAGTACGTCTGCGAAGCTTGTCCCCAGAAGTGGGAGGGCGGCGGCGATCTGTGCGTCACCTGCGGCCTGCCGGGAGTCGAGAAGAACCGCAAGCGCAAGGCCACGGACGAGGAAGTCCGCGACGTGCTCGCGGAGGCGTCCCAGTATCGTCGCGAGGATGGGACCTTCTCTTACGCCAATTTCGCCGACGTGCCCATGGAGATCATGGAGCCCTACGCGCTGGACGACGTGATCCTGACACGCAAGGTCTGTGACGTGTACGAGGCGACGTTGGAGAACCAGCCCGACCTCGCCGGCGTTTACGAATTCGAGCGCAAGGCGATGGACGCGCTGTTCGCCATCGAGAAGCGCGGGCTCCCCGCACGTCGCGAGGAATACCTGAAGCTCGAACAGGAGGTCATCGGCAACCTCGAAACCCTCGAAGACCGCGTGCATGCGCTTGCGTCCGAGGGCGACCCGAAGGTCTACGCCAAGGCGCTCGGGATCGAAGTGGAGGTCGAAGACAACGGGAACGGCGCAGAGATCGTCTCCTACAAGGGCGGCGTTCCGGAGTTCAACCCGAACTCGACCCCGCAGATTCTCGCGGCCCTGAAGTCTCGGGGCGCCGACATGTCATTCATGTCCGAGAAGAACGGAGCGCTGTCGGCCGACAAGGACAACCTGCTGGCTGTCGATGACGAGCTGGCGGTCGCGATCCTGAAGTTCCGATCCGAGTACAAGGTGCTGAGCACCTACGTTCGTCCCATGATCGGGCGGTCCTACGTCACGTCGATGAACACCTACAAGGAGCCGTTCATCGCGGGCGACAGCCGCATCCACGCCAACTACAGGCAGGTCGGGGCCCGGACGGGCCGAATGAGCTGCTCGGACCCCAACATGCAGAATCAGCCGCGAGACGACCTGAGGCTGCGCTACAACATCGTGGCAGACCCAGGCTTCTCGCTGGTCACCTGCGACCTCTCGAACATCGAAATGGTGCTGTTCGCGGCCTACTGCGGCGAGGGCCGCCTGCTGAACGCCGTCAAGCGCGGGGATGACCTCCACACGCTGACGGCTCAGATGCTGGGCCTCCGCGACCGTAAGCGGATGGGGGGCGGCGTCGAGACGGCCCGCCAGCTCGGCAAGACGTACAACTTCTCGCGCGTCTACGGCGGCGGCCTCCGGACCATCCGGCGCCAGTTCCGCTGCACGATGGACGAGGCCCGGTTGCTCAAGCGCCGGTTCGATGATGCGTACCCCGAGGTTCAGAGGCTGCAGACGCGGATCGAGTACAGGCTGCAGGACGACGGCTACATTCAGGACAAGCTGATCAGCGGACGGCGCTTCCGCGTCGACCCCCGCGACGCCTACAAGGCGACGAACTACCTCGTCCAAGGCACAGCAGCCGCGCTGCTGAAGTACGCGGTCGTCAAACTGCACGAGGACGGCGTCCCTATGGTCGCTCTGGTCCACGACGAGATCGTGGCCCACGTCCCGACTGCGGACGCTCCCGAGGTTGGGAAGCTGATTGAGACGAGGATGACCGAGTTCGAGGGGCTCAAGGACATCGTGCCGCTAAGGGCCGACGCTGACATCGTGCAGCGCTGGTCAGACGCTAAGCATCTCAAGGACTCCGACGGCTCCGAGTACCTGTTCACTCCCGAGTGGGCAGGCGGCGAGAAGCGCCCGGTGGCCGCATGAGTACGGCAGCAGAGCTGCGAGCAGAGGCCGACAAGATCGACCGTGAAGAGTTCGAGAAGGAAGTCGAGTCCCGCTGCATGAGCCACGGCATCCAGTGGTCGAATGACGGGCGGGCCTTCGAGCGCTTCGGGGAGTTCGTTCCCTGCTCGGGCTCTTACGGCAGGCCGCACTACGACAGCTACAGCGACGAGTATGGCACTCGACAGTCTTGCGGAGGATGTCGCGGCAGCGGTAAGAACTTCGTGGTCCATCGCCTACGGCGTCCCCAATACGACGCCCCACGACCTCCTAAGGAGAACTGATGAACGAGCCCGTTTATGTACCCGAATATGCCTACGAAGCCTTCGAGTCTGTGCGCAAGGAGCGCGGCAGGCAGAGCGACAAGTGGGGCGAGCAGAATCATCTCGACTTGACGTGGTTGGCGATCCTCAGCGAAGAGGTTGGCGAGGCGGCGCAGGAGATTCTCACCGCCCAGTTCGGATCGGCCGGCAAGGGCCATGGCGAGCTTCGTGAGGAAGTCGTCCATGTAGCCGCTGTCGCGCTGGCGTGGATTGAAGCCCTCGACCGGAAGGCCGCCTGATGGTCGCTGGTCCTCAGCCGTGCGTACGCGAGGTTCCGTTCGTCCTTCCTCCTAGCCGCCCGCCCATCATCGGAAGCTTGCAGCAGGACATCGACCGGGCCGAGGGGCGCCTTCAGCCGCTGCTGGTGGCGCTCTACGGAGGCCCCGGCACGGGTAAGTCAACGACGGCTTCGCTGGTATTCGGCGCGCTGAAGCAGCACGGCCACAACGTCGAGCTGGTCCACGAAGTTGCGAAGGACTTGACGTGGGAGCAGCGGCATCGCGCGCTGGCCCATCAGCCCTACGTCGCTGCCAAGCAGATGTTCCGCTACGACCGGCTCCACGGTCAAGTCGACGCCATCATTACTGACACATCAACGATGCTCTCGCTGATTTACAGTAAGTCCAGCGATTCGCCGCTCCGCGATCTTGCGTTCCACCAGTGGATCGTCGCTGACTGGCGTGCCCGCCGGACGCTCAACGTGTTCCTGCGCCGCAACATCGAACGGCCCTACAACCCTAAGGGCCGATCTCAGTCCGAGATCGAGGCACAGAACCTCGACCTGCGCATCAAGGACATGCTGGACGCCTACGAGCTACCTTGTCTGGAACTCAACATGAGCACCACGACAGACCACGTCGAGCAGATCGTGACTGAAGTTGAGAGTGAACTCGCTTGATGACCAGCCGGGGAGCTGTCAAGCTAGCCAAGCGTATCGAGTTCTGGCAGAAGAGGCTGCCGATGCTAGCCATCGGGCACTTCGACATCAAGTGCGTGACGACGACGGACGACGTTCCGTGTAGGGGAGGCTTGTCTGCCGTGGCTGCTGTGCAGACTTCGGTTCTCTACGACTCCTGTCACTTCTACTTCGACAACGACTTCGTGGACGAGGCCGACCAGCACGAACTCGACCAGACGATCATCCACGAATGGGTACATGTGGCGATGCGAGACTTCGATGTGTCACTACACGCGGTCGAGTCGTGGATGCCCGAGCAGACGTACGAGGACTTCAAGGAAACCGTGGATCAGCGACGCGAGGGCTTCGTAGACCGCGTCGCTCGTCAGCTTTACGACGCCTACAAGGAATAGCTGGTACAGTTCCTTGCAGATGCCCTACTTCATTCGCGCATGGTTCCGTCGTCGCCTCTGGCGTCGGTACGCCGAAGTCAATCGCAGCGTCCGAAAGGTCGAGATTTCTCTGAACTCGATTGACGCCCGGCTCTGGCCGGTAGACCACATCGCGCTCTCTGCTGAACTGGACAGGCTGCTCAGGCGGTCGTCCGTCATTCGCGACAAGCTGACCCAGGAGGTCTGACCCACATGTACACGCCCGGAACCATCCTCGAACTCAACGACCAGCGACCCAATGACTCCGAGACTGACGAGGTCTTCCCGTACAACCGGGTCAAGGTCGTCGGCCCGTCCCCGATCAACCATGGGGCTGGTGCTCAATCCGAGTGGTCCGGGGCTGCCGGCGCTGGCGTGATCATCACGCCCGAGTCCAACTTCGGCTCGACGTTGGATGAGCCGCTGGGGAAGCTGCAGGCTCTCTACACGGTCGTCTCCGTGCCTGAGGTTCTCGTAGACGCTCGGCCGCAGGTTCGCGTCATTTCGCCCACGACCGGCGACGCTGGCCCGACGCCTGAGGAAATCTTCGCCAAGGAGGCTCCTGGCGACCCTGACGCGCCGCGTCGGCCGGGCGCCATCAAGGCAGCCGCCGAGAGCCCGCTGGTCGATCCTCGTCCGAAGCCCAGCGATGGCCCGCTCGGACCCGTCTCGCCTGAGGCCGGTGTCGAGGACACGGGCCAGCCCGTCCAGACCTCGGTGATCTAGAGAAATGAGCCATCGACCTGTTCAGGCCAAGAAGATCGCGAAGCTGCGCAAGCTGCTTCGCCGCGAGCTTCCCGCATTCATCGACCCGGTCGAGTTCATCGTCTCGCGCGGCCATGCCCGCACCAAGCGCGAGGCACGGCTCCTGATCCTAGGCGGCAAGCTGCGCTCTGAGAGCCACAAGGTCGGCTACGGCGAATACACCATCCGAGGCAAGGACGGAAAGCCTGAGGCCGTTCCGGTCGTCATCGCCGTTCCGGCTCACCTGCGCGACACGCTCACGGTGCAGACATGAGCTGGTGGCGCCGTTGGTGGCGCCGTAGGGCGTTGAAGCGGCTGTTGCCCGGCTACAACAGGGCCGATGGGTACAACGACCTCTTCATCGCCGTGCCTGTTCCCGAAGCCATGATGGTAGAGGCCGCCGAGGACTTCGGCAAGCGGGGCGACCTCGCTAACTACGTCGGGCAGATTGCCTTCAACGCCGCAACGACCTCAGTCCGCGCCTCGCTGCCGATCAAGCTGTCGACTCGGCGCCGCTTCGTAGAGGCTCCCAGTGTCTGAGGACTTCCGCACCCTCTACTGCGACCCCGGCGAGGACTTCGGGTGGGCTGTCGGCCGCCACACGCGGTTGCTTGCGGGCGGGACAGAGAAGATGTGGGTCACCGCTGACGAGATGTGGGAGGCGCTGAGCAACCCTAGCGACCCTCACGCCTCGATCTTCAACGGGGACGCCTACGCTCGTGACGGAGTCACGGCCGAGGACAACACTGGCCCCATCGGACGCGTGGTCTGCGAGGACTGGCGGCTGTACCCCGAGAAGCTGAAGTTCTTGAAGTGGGATCAATGCAGGACCGCTAGGGTCATTGGGGCGATCACGTTCCTGTGCCGCCACTTCGAGATCCCGCTGGTGCTTCAACCGGCCGCCATCAAGAAGGCGGCGCAGGCGGCGGGCGCGGAAGAGCTGTACTACAAGCCGCTCAAGGAGAACCGTCACCAGAACGACGCGATCCAGCACTTCGTCTTCTACACCCAGACTGAGCTGCTCGGCCTCAAGGCCGGGATCGACCTCAAGACGTTGCCGGGAGCGCCCAGTGCTGTCGCCTGAGGAACTCTTGGAGTTCGCTGACGACGTGCGGCTCGCCTGCGAAGGAGAGAGCTTGTCAGAGATTATGGAGAGGTTCGTTCGTGAGGCTGAGCGAGGACCCTACGAGCCCCTCCCCGGCGGGCTGCTGATGCCTCAATGCGGGTGCCCTCTGGGGACGACCTGCATGAATGTAATGTGCCCGCATCGCGTGCGGGTCACCTGCGGTCCAGGATGGCCCGACTGATGTCTCGACGCACTCAGCGCTGGGCAACAGCGGCCTTGCTGTCAATCTCTGTAGCGCTAGCCACCTTGGCGATGGCGTACGATTGGGGCAGCGGCTGGGTGTTCTTCTTCGGCGTCTGCGTCGGCCAATACTGGACCCAGTTCTGCGAGGCGAGGCGGCCATGAGGCCAGCAATGTACATCGTGCTCAACAAGGGGCTCGGCATGTCGACCGGCAAGGCGGCCGCTCAGGCCAGCCACGCGGCGGTCGAGGCGTACCGAATCTCCTGCCGACACGGCGAGGAAGGCTTCGGGCACCTGATCGAGACGGGCCTCGTCAACCAGTGGTACAAGGGCGGCCACTACATGAAACTGGTCATGGAGGCGCGCGACCGGGAGCACCTGCTCGACATCGAGCGATACCTCAACGGACGCGGGTTCAAGACCGCTCTGATCTTGGATGAGGGGCACACCGAAGTTGCCTCCATCGTCCCCACCGCGCTCGGCATCGAGATCGTGGACAAGGACAGCCCCCACGTCGCCGCGACCTTCAGCTCGCTGGATCTCTACCGCGACAGGCCGACGATCATCGAGACGGACCACCTGACTCCCGAGGAGCTAAGCCAGATCAAGCATTGGCTACAGCGCGGCTGGTCTGCGGACCTCATCAACGAGTGGCTTCGGACGCGACGGGCCGAGAAGCGCTCCACTCGGACGCTCCTTGGCCGACTTAGGCGATCCTGATGGTTAGCCTGCCGCCCGGATTCGAAGTAGTCTCATCGGAGGTCGACGGCGTCGGAGTCACCTTCACTCTCAGGGTCACCGACAAGGCGTTGTACGAGAAGTTCCTCTTCGGCGTTCAGCACACAAGTCTCCCTGGACCGTCACACGTCCAGACCGAACCTAGGGAGACAGATGGCGACACTACTGGACAACGAGATCGAACGCCACGAGGGGCCGGAGCCCCGAGTGGTGACAGCGGACGTGCAGGCGATACTGCAGCGGATCATCCGGCCCGGTAGCGACGAGGCTGGCGAGAGCGTGTCCCTGATTGCCCACAAGGCGCGAGTGTCGACGCGCACGGTCTACCGCGTGCTAAACCCGGACGAGTCCAAGCCTACGATCAGCCTCGACCTCGCGGATCGGCTGTGCGTCGCATCGGACTCCCACATCTCTAGCTGCCGGCTGGTGTGGCCGGACGGCACAGTGGCGATTCAGGTGGTCGAGTAGTGGCTATCGCCATGGTGTGCCCGAAGTGCGGAGGGCGTGTCTATCTCGGGCACCCCGAGCCGGGGCACTGGGACTACTCTCCGCCCCATGATTGCGCCGATCCCGGCAACAAGCCCGTGTCGAATAACGGGGTAGAATAGCCTCATGGCTCGCCCAAACCCTCTCGCAGACCCCGACTTCGCTCAGCAGGTCGCCGAGGCGTTCGCCAGCGGCGCCTCGCGCGCCGACATGTGCGAGCTGTTCGGAGTCAAGGACAGCGCAACCATCACACGGTGGCGCAAGGACCCCCGCGTCAAGGGCCGCGCTCTGCGCCTCATCGAAGACCGCGTTCTTCAGGTCACCCGCAAGGTCGACGGCGTCATCGCCGAGCGCCTTGAGCATGCCAGCGAAATGACGATCACCGAGCTTCTCGCCGTCCGCAAGGAGTTCCTCGGTGGAGCGCTGCGTGCCCAGACCGAGAAGGCCGACGAAGAGACGATCACGCAGGCGGTCGAGGCGATGGAGCGCGATCCGGACCTCGCTGAGAAGCTCGCGCAGCTCTTCGAGGGCGGCGAAGTGCCTGAAGGCATCGCAGCAGCCGCCTCGGAGTAGTCATGGCCGACAAGGCATTCGACCGGCTGCAGGAGCTTGCGGAGAACGACCCTGAGCAGTTCCGGAGGCTCATCGCCAGCCTCAAGGACAAGGTCGTCTACCCGCACCCGGCCCAGCTCCCGGTGGTCCGCTCCAACGCGCGATTCAAGGTGATGAACGCGGGCCGCCGCTTCGGTAAGACGAAGATCGCCGCCAAGATCATCGTCGGGAAGGCTCGAAAGCCCAAGCAGATGCTGTGGTGGGTCGCGCCGACGTACAAGATCGTCAAGCGTGGCTACGCTGAAGTCCTGCGCCAGCTACCCGACGGCGTGCTGGTCCACGATCCTCCGCCCGAAACCAACTTCGACGCGGGACGCTCCGTCATCCTGCGCTTCAAGAACGGCACGCGGATGGAGTTCTACTCCGCTGAGCGCCCTGAGGGCATGCTGGGAGAAGGCGTCGACTTCGCCGTCTTGGACGAGGCCGCTACCATGCCGGGCCGCATCTGGAACCAGATCGTCTCCCCGACCCTTATGGACCGTCGCGGTGGCGCGCTGATGATCAGCACGCCCCGAGGGCGCAACTGGTTCTATCAGGTGTGGAGGATGGGCCAAGACCCCGACCGCGAGGACTGGGAGAGCTGGACGTTCACGTCGGCTGACAACCCCACGCTTCCCGAGGGCGAAGTCGAGCGCATGCGCGGCGCCATGCCGCGCTTGGAGTTCGAGCAGGAGGTATTGGCGAAGTTCCTCGCGGCCGGATCGAGCACCTTCCTCATTGGCAACCGGGCCGAGCAGGACGTTATCGTCCGCTCTGATGGCCTGCTCGCCGACCCCGACAGCGGCAAGGTCATCCTGCCGGCAGGCTACGTCGTACTCGGGATCGACCTCGCGCGCACGAACGACTGGACAGTCCTCTACGGAGCCCGCGCTCGCGACCGGCGCAACGTCTACTTCGAACGCATGCAGGCGATCACTTGGCCCGAGCAGAAGCGCCGCATCCGAAGGGCCGTCAGGACGCTGATGAAGGCGGGCGCCGAGAACGTCATGCTCGTAATGGACTCGACCGGCGTCGGCGACCCCATCGTGGAGGACATGGAGGTCGAGGGCTACGACGTGGTCCCGATCAACTTCACGACGCACAAGACCAACATGGTCCGGCTGCTTGCGAAGGACTTGGAAGAGAACCGCGCGTTCCTCGTTCCGAGCGGCCGGGACGAGTTCGAGAACTACACGATGACGATGAGCCCTGCCGGGAAGATGACGTACTCGGCTCCCGAAGGGGAGCACGACGACGTTGTCTCCGCGAAGATGCTGCAGCATTGGGGCCTCGTCAACGAGGGCGTCCCTGACGTTCAGGTTCTGAGCACGGATCCTGGAGAGGGCGGCCAGTCCGACGACAGCGACCCTTGGGACATCCACGACCCGGACGACCCCGACGAGGACTACTACGGGGTTGAAGAGGATGCTGGGCTGACCGACGAGGAGGCGGCTGACGCCATCGGGCTGACCGACTTCCGGACGCCGCCGACTATCTCCGAGCTGCTCACGTCTCCCGACGTGTGGCTGCGTTAGGTGTACGGCCCAAGAATCCCTAGGATCACTAGGATCGCAGCGATGATGGCGATGAGCTGCGGGAGCCCAAGGCGGACAGCCACCCAGTAGACGAGGGCGGCGATTACGACGGCAAGGAGGGCTGCAATGATCACGGACCTATAGTACAGGTTCGATTGGCGCACTACCTCGCCGCGAGTTGCACTCGCGATGAGCCAGCCTCAGGTTCGACAGCTCGTGGCCTCCGCCCTCGCTTCGGGGCAGAACGTGGTCAATGGAGGGCTGGTCAGGAGCGTTGTTCTCGGCCCGGAGGTTCAGGGGTTCCTTGCAGATGTGGCAGTTGAAGCCGTCGCGCACGAGCAGCCGGACCAGCTTGCGGCGCTTTCCTCGAATGGTCTTCGAGGGGTGGCTCACAGCCGATCCTGCTCGCGCAGGTAGCGGAGCGCCTCGTCCACAGTATCGTCATCCAGACCAGCGCGCTTAGTCGCGTGCCGGGCGATGTCGATGATTGCGTCGGGAGGGGCGCCGGTCATCTTGTTGACGCCGTCCATCATCTCGGCCACGACGCGGGTCGTGTCAGTGATCATCGCTTGAGGTCCCATGAGAGCCCGTCAGAAGCCCGCAGGTACAGACAGTGGTTGTAGGCGACGGCCAGATCGAACCCACGAGCTTCGAAAGGTAACACCGAGTCCTCGGTGATGAAGACACAACTGTAGCGCCCAGAGTGCTGGTAGACGAACTTCTCCAAGCCTAGAGCTTCGACATAGGCGTTCGTCAGGTGGATGAAATGCGGACCCTGCATCAGCGACCCCAGCGTCGACAGTCGGCGCAGAGCGTGAGGTTGCGGAGCCGCTCCCACCACGTCAGCGGCAGAGGGCAACGCTCGCACGTCCGGTAGCCGGTCATCCGGGCCGCGTCTCTGAAGTGATCATCGTGATATCAGCCCCAAGTTCCCGAGCCTGCTTGATGCAGTTGGCGGTGCCTGAGCTGTTCTCGATGTCGTTATGGAAGGCGAGAACCTCGTTCGGGTGAAGCGTCAGCATGACGCCGTTGCGGATTGGCCCCGCGCCCCGGTGGTAGGAGTCCCAGAGCGCGTCGATGCGCGCCACATGGATTCCGTGGTCCTTGGCGATCTTCTCGGCCATGAGGTCCAGTCCTCGGCAGCCGCCGGCGATCAAGAGGACGTTTCGAGCGCCGTGGGTGTCCACGAGGCGCAGAATCTGGGTGCTGACGGCCCAAGCGTCGGTCCAGTTTCGGTCGCCCGTGACGAGAACGTGGTGCATCATCCCTGCTTGTGCGGGTTCTGAGAGCCCGGCCGCGTGAACGCCTTGGGGTTGACCGAGCCCGCGCTCTTGCGGGTGTCGTGGCCCGCTTGACGGACGGCGAGGCGCTTGTTGGCGTTGCGCTGGCGACGGATCTTCATGGTGTTTCCTCCTTAGGGTCAATCGGGATGTCGTCCTGCTTCATCGCGCCCATTCCGCCCCATCGGTGCGAGTATCTGCTCGTGCGGATGTTATCGCCATGCAGCACTCGCTTCTCGGCGGCCCGGAACTTCTTACGGCCCATTCGCGCGGTGATGCGCTGGTGCCTGTTCTTGGTTCCAGAATGGCTCACCCCGCGAGGCTACCACAGCAACCCTAGGGACGCAAGCCCACCAGCACGCAGAGAGCCCGCCGAAGCGGGCTCTGAGCGAGATTTAGGACCACCCCCTCGGACGAGGGAGCGTGGCGGCTGCCCTAGGCCACGACTCCCTTGGAAGCACCTGCCTTGGCGAAGCCGCGAGACAGGATGTACGACAGCGCGAGCGCGGCCGTGGTGATCGTGTCCCCGTACTTGCCGGGCAGATGGAGAGCCCCGAGCTGCGTGAGCAGGATGCCGATGCCGGCGATCCAGAACTCGGTCGTCTTGTAGCCCGCCTTCACGTCTGCGATGACGACAGGAGCGTCATGGAGAAACGTGTTGACGACAGGCGTGCCGAGCTTGGCGTCTTGCGTGAGGATGCCGGCTACCTCGGTTGCGTCCTGCGTAGGTGTGGGGGTCGTTGCCATGAGGATCTCCTCTACTTGGTGTTCAGGATGTTGTGCCACTTGTCCATCTGGACAAGGAAGTCGCGGCCGTAAGCGTCAGCCGCCGCGCCCGTGCCGTTGTAGTCGTGAGCTGCCGACTGCAGCGCCGTGCGGCGGGTCTGTCCTCGTGCGACGTAGGTCTTGAAGGACGCGGAGAAGTTGCGCAGTCCGACGTGGATGTTGATGCCGGGGCGCCAGCAGCCGCCAAGCTTGTCGGCCTCATCCTGGAAGCTGTACCACGTCAACTGCGTCGGCCCGACGCCCTGCATGCCGTGCGTGGGACGGCGCGCCTTGTAGTAGGCGTAGCGGCTCTTGGTGACTGCGCCGCCCTTCCACGAGTTCGGGATCGACGTGGTGCCGTCGTGGCCGAAGATGTTGCGGAAATACGTCTCCTTCTGAACCAACGCGAAGCCCGCGCTGATCGGAATGCCGTGGCCGCGTGATTCGCGAATGATGCGGAGCGCGTAGTTTGCGCCGTGCAGCTTAGCGCGTGCAGCCAGCCTGAGGTCTGATGCGAGGCTCATCGTCGTGCCTTTCGGTTCTGCGCCGCGATGCGGCGTCGCGCGTTATACGCGGGAGACTTGGTGAAGCTGAAGTGGTGAGCTTCCGAGCCTGCGCTGTAGGGTCGGACTGCGTGGTAGCCGTGAGCGTTGAGCCACCGGACCAGATGTTCGCAGGAGTTCGAGGCCCCAGCGTCGTTGGCGTCGATTCCCAGCATGAACTTCGGAATCGCAGCTCCGCGCCGGACTCGGTAGACGGCGCTTCCATCCGAGCGCAGCTCGTGGGAGCTGTAGCCGGGCGGGTTTGCCGGGTAGTAGCCGGGAAGGCGGCGAAGCCATCCCTGATACAGCGCGAACTGCGACTGGTGGCCGTACTTCTCGGCCACGCCCTGTCGCCTGTCGGCCGAGGCCACTGAGAAGCGAACCCCTGAGCGACGAGCGTCCAGCAGCGCCCACGCCTGCGCGCGGAACATCGGCACGCCGTCGAAGGTGACGGTGTGGTAGGCCGGGTAGAGGATGCTCAGGCGGCTGCGAGCCATGGCTCTAGTGTACCAGCTAGGTTAGCGTCACGTAGCGCCATGTGCCACTGACGCGGAGCCACAGACGGGTGTTGACGGAATCGCCGGCCATCTGACCGTCGCCCGACACTGAAGTCGGGGCACCGCCGACGACGGGGATGCTGGCCTGTGTTCGCTCCAAGTCGTTGATTCGCTGCTCCAAGGCAGCGATCTTCTGGGCCAGCCGGGCGTCCGAGTCGATGGCGCGGGGTTCCAGCAGCGTCGGCATCAGGTGTCATCCGACAGTGTGAGTGTGATCGACTCCTGATTCTCGGAGCTGATGTCGAACTGGGCGCCCCAGCAGCGCACAGCGGCGTCGAGGATCATCGAGCCGTTGTAGCAGATGCGGCCCCGCAGGCTGTCGCCGACGAGGAAGTCGGTGCCATACTGAGGCACCCTGCCTCGCCCGTCGTCCAAGTGAGGCTGGAACTCGACTACCTGGCGAGGCCCCTTGCGCACTCGGACGTGCTCGTCTACGAGGCGCTGGCGCAGCGTGTTATCGAGGATGTCGGCCTGAGCTAGAGCCTCCATCAAGTCCCACGTCGTGATGCTGGTCGCGTCGGTCTGGACGACGGTGGGCGCGCCGGGAGCGTCCGGCCCAGCGCTGGTGTAGTTGTAGACCTTGTTGGCCTGCGTGTCGCGCGACAGCGTGCGCTTGAACGAAACGACGTTGTTGCGGCCGGTGCCCCACTCGAAGACCGCTTCAGGCTGAGCGATGCCCATGACCGGGTACGCCTCGAAGCGCCCGATCTTCTGAGAGATGACGGCGTTGTTGACGTAGTTCTCTAGCGGGGTCACGCGCCAGTCGAAGCCGTCAAGCGTCCCTGCGAGGTCGAGCAGGCACTCGGAGATGGGCTTGAAGGGGCTCGCCGCGTACGCGGTCGCGGAGTTGGCGGAGATCGAGGTTCCGTTGGACGACTGGTACGCGGGAGACACCAGCGACGTGTCGATGTGCGTCTCGTCTTCACCGTTCGCTGTGTCGATCAGGCTCTTGCTGATCACGGCCCGGTCGGCCGAGGCGAACGAGATTCCGGCGACGGTCTTGCCGGCCAGCCGGTGCGCGAGGTTCCAAGCGACCCCGGCGGCGTTGACGGCGAGAGTGGCGTCCTCGCGGGTTGCGTCGATCTCAGCGGTGACGATGGGTCCGAAGAACTGCAAGGCCGCGTTGCGGTACGCCTTGATGTAGCCGAGGCCACTCGCCATGATCGGGGCGAGGGGGTTATCGAGTCGAACGACGAGGCTCGCCGTCGGTACCTTGTTCAGCGGCAGCACCACGCTACGCGTCGGTGCGTTGAGAACTTCCCCGAGTGGCAGGAAGTTCAGGTCCGTCAGTTGGAAGGACCAGACAGCCACACGCTAGCCCGCCTCACGGCGCGCTCGTGCTTCGTCCAGCAGCGTCTGGGCGTCGGGAGCGGCGGCCTTGACGTTGTCTTCCTGCTCCGTTGCGGCTGCAACGGCAGCCTTCGCCGCGTCCTTGATGTCAGCAGTGATGGCCTTGGCCGTCGAAGCCGCCAGCTTCTTGTTGGCGTCGATGTTCTCCTGCCGGGCGGAGAGTACCGCGTCAGGGTCGAATGCGAGGCCGACTCCGTCGAACAGAACTTCGTCGCGACCAAGCTCGTTGGCGAGCAGGGCAAGCTCCTCGGGGGTGCCCTCGAAGATCGCCTCGCTGGTGTGTGCATCTCGTAGGTAGGGCATCAGTTGTTGTTCGCGTTCTGTCGTACGATCTCCTCCACGGCGAACCGCAGAAGAATACCAGCCTGGGCGTAGACGCGGAATCCCGTGCCAGCCCCCGATGCTGCGGCAGCATCGAAGACATGTGAGCCAGCCGCCGGGATGACTACGTCCGAAAATCCGAACGGAACGGAAAGAGCCGAGTTCCCGAGGTTCAGAGCGTGCGGTGCGCCTTCGCCCGACGCATAGACCGTGCCGTCTACCATAAAACCAAGCGCGCCTTGGCCGGTCGAAGGCGCAGCAGCAGCCCCGGTCAGGGTAAGCTTGATTGGGTTACCTGTGCATTCGATGCGCGCACGAAGATTCGTAGTGTCCAACGCCGTCATGGTCGTCACCGTTACGATGTAGTCGCCTCCGGCGTTGTTGCGGATAGTGCTCCAATTGGCACCGCGAGCCCATGCCCGACGGTCGCGAATATTGGCCGTCGTGACGGTCGTAGAAGACGCGGGTACGAGCACGTCAGCCAGCAGCAGGGCGTTGGCCGGCAGGGCGGCAGCCGAGCCGTTGGTGTTGCCGTTGTCGAGCGTGGTGCCGCCTACCGGAGTCCCGGTCGCGACGCCGAACACGGGGATGTCGTCAGACGAACCCGCGTCGGTCGAGTCGTGAATCACGACGTAGATCTTGTCGAGGCGCGGGTTGGTGACGTTCGAGGCGTTGAGCGTAACGGCCGACAGCACGGCCGCGTCGTTGACGATGTGGTAGAGGCCCTGGCGAGCTACCGACGTGCCAGCAACCCAAGCCGCCCCCGCACCGATGTCGACCGTCATGTTGGCCGTTCCGGTGTGCTGTACTACGAGAAAGTCAGTCGCCGCGTAGACGCCAGCCTGCAGTGCCGAAGTGGCCCAAGCGTAGCGGTCCTTGGAGGCCGCGTAGGTCTTGGTCTGCAGATACTCGGGTGTGAGAAGTGCCATGTTCTAGTGACTCCGGTCGCGGCGCTCGTTAGAGCCAAGCGTCCCTGTACTGTACCGTGAGGCTCGCCCCGGCTGTGTACGCTCCCCACGACAGTCGCACGTCGTTGGAGCCCGGAACCAAGCCCCACCAAGCGGTGTTCGTGAAGTCAATAGCCGAGTATCGAGACGCCGTGCCGTTCAGGACCACAGTCCGGTTCAGGGTGTCTACGGTGAGGGTGTCGCCCGCGCCGAGCGTGTAGATCAGCGAAATGCGCTCGCCGGTCGTCAAGTTTAGAGCGCTAGGGTTTGAACCCGGCCCAGTGAAGGTAAGGATCGGGTAGGACAGCGCCGATCCGCTGTTGACTACGAACATCTGGCCGAGGATGCTGCCGCCGCCGTAGACGACCGGGTACGCCTTGGCGTACCCACGGCCGCTGGGGGTCGGGGTTCCGGAGGCCGCTACGCTCTGCGTGTGGAGCACGGCCGAGTAGATGCGCGGGTCGGCGGCCACGAGGCTGAGCTGGAAGTCCTTGACCCAGCCGCCGGAGATGCGGAGCGGCTGCTGTCGCCGAACCTTGATCTGCTGCGCGACGCCGCCACCGGGCGTCCACGACAGGGTTGCGTCGCCTCGCACGGCGTTGCTGGCCTGCTGCAGCTTGGTCAGACGAGTGTTGCGAACGGCGTCCGTCGCTACGTTGTAGACCGTGCCGCTCAGCGTTACGGGGCGGCGGCCGTAGTAGAAGCTGCCATGGATGCCTCCGTCCATGCCGACGAGGTTGTCGGCCGACTCGCGGACCTCGGGCGAGTCGAAGCCGGTGGCGTCGGTCAGCGCCCCCACGTAGTCGGCGTCGGTCTGGTCGTTGAAGACCGCTCGCGACCCGTCGGGTCCGGTGAGGACATACGGGACTCCGTACTCAGGGCCGTTGGGGTAGACGAAACTCATCAGCTACAGCCTAGATCACGGTCTGCAGTTCCCAGCCGACTCCCTGCGACCAGGTGTGCGGGTCGGCCGGCGGTGTCGGGAAGGTGTTGTTGATGATGACGCTCGTGGATCCTCCGGCGCTGTCCGAGGAGGCATTCGGGCCGAATGCCCCGCCTCCGAGGCCCATGTCAGCGGCCCTCTGGGCGCCAGCGAAGACCGGGCTGTAGTTGCTGCCGAAGGCGGAGTAGAGATCGGCGCGCGCCGAGCTGAGCATCGAATCCTGTGAAACGGCGGGAGCGGCTGCCGCAGCAGCAGCAGCGGCTGCGTCGCTGAACTGCTGCTCGATTCCCTGCTGGTCGGACAGGGCCGAGCTGTAGGCGTCGGCCGCGCTGGTGATCGCCGTGATGTTGCCGGTTCCCTGCGCCGCTGTGTAGGCGTCCTTCAGGACCCCTACCATCTCTCCGGACGCCGCGCGGTCGTCAGCCAGCGACGCCAAATCTTCGCGGATCGTGGTGCTGGGGTCGTCGCTGACGTTGTTGATCTTGCCGACCGCTACGTCCTTGAGGGCGGTGTTGTAGCGATCCGTGAGCCCAGCAGCGCCAAGCAGCCAATTCAGGTCGTAGGCGGGGATGTCAGCGGCAGCGGGCTGCTCGATGGCGTCGGTGTTGTTGTCAACGGTGTAGCTCTGCACGTCGCCGATGGCGCTGTTGATGCCGTCGGCGACCTGCTGCAGAACAACCGAGGCGGGGTACTTGGACGTCAGCGCATCGGCGACCCCCTTGGCCGTCGAGAGCAGCGACGACACCTGCGTGATGTCGTCCGCACGGTTCTGCTTGGCCGTGTTGTAGGCGTCGAGGTACTTGGAGTCGCCGGTCGCCGCGTAGCTGGACGACGCGTTGCTCATGTTCGTACGCTCTTGCCCGATGAGCGTGGTCAGGTGGTCGATGTTCTGGTTGGCGCGCTTCGCCTGCGTGTCGGCCGTGCGGATGTCGCTGACCTCGGTCTTCAGGGCCGCGAGGGTGGGCAGACTGATCTGCGAGCCGGGGAGCCTGCCGCCGTTCTCGTAGACGTAGGCGATCCGCTTGGCGCGGTCGTAGGAGTCGATGGTGCCTTGCGGTACCGGCTTGCGCTGACCCTTCTTGTGCTTGACGCCGTTGGCGGTTCCGTCAGCGCCCCACTTCTCGCCCTTGGCCCGGTCGTACGCCTTCTTGGCCCGAGCCTCGGCCTGACGGGCCGTGTCAAGGCGGCTGTTCTGGTTGCGGAACGCGGTGACTGCGTTGCCAAGCTCGGTCGACAGCGTTCCCTCATCGACGCCGCCGCTCTTGAAGACGTTGGGAACTCCCAGCCGCTGAGCCTGTGCGACACCTGTCGGAACCTTGACTGCGCCCGGCGCCCCTGCCGCCTTCTTAGGGCTTGCCTTCTTCGCGGGCTTCTTGCCCGTCTTGTATGCGCGCATGCCAAGATCACTTGCGATCTCAGAGACGATGGCGCGGCCGCGAGTCTTGTACTTCGGCTCGGTCGGGATGACTGCGTCGTCAGGTCCGATGCGGGCGAACTGAGGCCCGGCGGTCTTGTAGCCGATACCGTGCTTGGTGTTGTAGTACCACTCCGGGGCGCCGCCCTCGCCGATGAGCGCCGCGTGGGTTCCCATCTCGCCGGGGCCTACGCCGCTAGCGTGCGGGTAGCCCTTCATGCGGACGGTCGCACTGATGACGATGCTCTTGGACTGGATGGCGCTCAGGCCGCTCTGCATCAGGCTGATCTGAGCGAGCGCCTGGCTTACGTTGGCCGTCACCGAGAAGGGCTTGTCGCGAATCTGCATCGAGATGATCTTGTTGATCTTGTCGATGGTGGGGTTGCCGCCGTTCTCGATGATGCGCGCGATCTTGCGCCTGATCGCCTTACGGTCGATGGCGCTCAGCATGCTCAGCACGCCGTTGTGGCCGGTGATGCCGACCTGCTGCATCTTCCTCGCCAGCGTGATCGAGCGGATGCGCTTGATCGCCGCGTCGGCATCCGACGAGTCGGCGACGATCTGCATGACCGTCTTGACCTTGATGCCAGAGCCGAGAGCGGCCTTGGCTGCGGACGCGACGTTGCCGGCATTGGTGGGGTTCTCGTACTTCAGCGAGATCGTCTGGGCCAGCTTCTGACCGCCGCCGCTCTGGCGCGCGAGGGCTCCCATCTGCTGAGCTGCCTTACCCGCGAGAGCACCCATTCCGCGCTCGGCGCGACCTACGTTCAGGGCCGCCGCAGCGCGTGCGTTGTACGCCGTGTTGAGGCGCCGCTGTTCAACCGTCAGAGCGGCCGTGGCATCTGCCTGAGCCTTGGCCCGCTGATCGCTCACCGTCCCGTTCGGGTTGAAGCCCATGTGAGTGCCGGCTTCCTTCTTCGCCGCGTCGAGCCTGTCGTTGATCAGCTTGATGCGCTTGCGCTCGTCGTCAATCGTCTGCTGAGCCGCGTCGTGGTTGTGGTGGGCCGACTCGACTCCCGCGTCCGTGCTGTTCTTGAGCTTCTGGTTCGCGTCGTAGAGCTTGAGCTGCAGATCGCGGTAGGCGACGGTGCCCTTGGTCGCGTTCTGCATTTCGGTGCGCAGCGCCTTGATGCTTGCAGCGGCCTGATGGCGGGACTTCGCTGCGTTGTCCTGTGCCCCGGCAGAGAGCCGAGTGTACGTCGCGTCGCTCTGCAGAGACTTGGCGTTCTCCTTCAAGGCGTCGTTGACGCGGTCGACAGCAGTCTTGTGGTGGTCGAGGCTGAGGCCAAGGTAGATCAGGCCGCCGCCCAGCGCCAAGACGCCGATTGTGGCTGCTCCGGCCGCGATGCTGATGCCGCCAATGGCAGCCTCGGCGCCCGCCGCTTCGGCTGCGAAGCCCGACGGAAGAATCAGCTTCTTCGCGGCGCCTACGATTCCCCCGCCAGCGCCGCCCTCAGCCGCTCCGACGGCGCCGCCCTCAACCATCGCGGCACGAAGCTCGGCCGCTCCGACCGTTGCGCCGGAGATAATCGCCGCCCGCATCGCGTTCGCGCCTGCCTCGGCCGCTGTGACGATTCCGCCGCCGCCCTTGAGCCCTCCGAGCAAGCCTCCGCCCATGACGCCCTTCAGGACTCCTGCTGCCCCTCCGGCGGCTGCCATGTCCTTGATGAGCCCCGCCGCGCGTGCGAGCAGCGAAACGAAAGAGCCGATCTTGCTGACAGCGAACATGGCGCCGAGAGTCGTGCCAAGCGTCGCCAGCGGGTTACCGAGGCCGACGATCTTGCCCAGCGAAGCTGCGGCGTTGGTGAGCCACGCGGCGATGCTGGTGATCGCCGCGACAGCGGGCTCAAGTCCGATGGACCACAGAGCGAAGAGCTGGATGATCGGCTTCAGGGCCGAGTAGAGCTGCTGGGCTCCGGCGACCGAGTTGGAGAAGAACTCGCCCACCTTGTTACGCCCACTGACCGAAGTCAGGAACGTGTCCCAGCGGTTGAGCGCCTTGGTCATCGTGTTGACGAAGCGGTCGCCCGCCTGAGATCCGTCGCCGAAGAAGTGAACGAGGACGCGAGTCAGGGCTCCGAAGAAGCGCATCACGTCGCCCGCGTCCTTGACCCAGCGGTGGACCGTCGCCCCGAAGGAGTCCTGCTGCGTGAAGTTCAGGATCGAGGTTGCGAAGTGGTCGAACCCGTTAGCCAGCGACCCGAAATTGCTGGCCCCGGCCGAAGCGAGGTTCAGGAACGCGTGCCCAAGCGACCCAAGCCCGTGAAGCAGCGTCGGGATCTGAGCGTTGATGTTGCCGAAGATCCCGCTGAGGAGGTTGCGGCCCTGAGCGCCGCCGAGGAACTTGAACGCCCCGCCCAGCGCCTTCTGCAGCTCGCCGGACATCTCGTTGGTCGAGGCCGCCCACATCGGGCGCAGCTTGTTCAGCGCCTCGAAGCCCTGCTTGGCGATGGTGCCGAGGTTGTTCTGCGTCGGCTTGGTCGAGGCGTCCCAGCCCTTGAAGAAGCGTTCCGTGCCGAGCGCCGCCTCGCGGGCGAGCGGGCTGATCTGCTGCAGGACAGAGTTCATCTCCTTCTGCTTGGCGATGGCCTTGTCCGAACCGGCTCCGTACTTCAGAACAGCGCTCTGGTACGCGTTGATCGACGTGCGGGCCTGTGCCAGCTCCTGCGATGTGTTGCGGGTGGCGAACTTCAGCCCGAGGAAGTCCCCGGCGAGGCCAGTGACGGCGCCAGCGCCCAGCGCGGCGGCCCCGGCGACGCCCGCGCCGAGGACTCCGACGAGCGACCCAGCGGCCCCGAGAAGGTCGGTGATCGACGGCCCGAGGAACCCTAGGGCTACTCCCAGACCCCGGAGCGAGGTGGTGAAGGGGCCGAGTCGGAGGGTAAGGTCTTGGAGCCCGCTGGCCTTGTTGGCGAGCCCGGCGACGAACCCGGTGACGGTCTGCTGGACGCGCGCGAGGCCGCGCTTGTTCACGTCCGCCTTGATGTCGATGGGCGGGTGCGCGCCGAGGAAGTTCAGCTCCGCCTTCAGCGCCTCCATCTTCGCGACCACGCCGGTAGCGTCGAGGTTGACCTTGGCACGGGCTTCGCGGCCGACGGGGTGCTTGCGGGAGAGGGCTTCGAGCTGATCGGTCAGCCGGGCATACTGCTTCTGCAGCGAGAGGATGCGCGTGACTTCGCGGCGCGAGCCCACGTCGCGGTTGTAGGCAGCCTTCTGGAAGGCGGCGTCCATGCGGTGCGCCTCTGTCTCCGCAGTACGCATCGAACTGACGCGCTGGCGTTCCAAGGAGACCGAAACGCGCGCGTCGTTCTCGACCTGACGCATCCTAGCCGCCTGCTCCTTGACCCGCTGGTCTTCCAGCGAACGCATGACTCGCGCGTCGCTGTTGACTCGGTTCAGGTTCTCGCGGCTGGCGCGCTGGCGAGCAGCGGCCTCCTGGCGCAGAGAAGATTCGATGCGGCGCCCCGCATCCTCCGCAGCCTTGGCGCGCTTGTGCTCAGCCGCCTCAAGGGCAGCCTCGGCCGCGAGTACCTTCTCAGCGCCCTTCAGCTTGATCTCAAGAGTCGCCTTGCGCCCGTCGAGGCGCTTCAGCTCGCGCTCGGCGTTCTTGATCTTGCGTGTCAGCTCGGCCGTGTTGGCGTCTACACGCGCCGATGCCTTCTCGCCCTGCAGCTCGCGCAGCTTACGCTTGGCCTTCTCGACCTTATCGGTAAGCGGCGCGAGGTCCGCATTGATCGACGCGACCGCCTGCTCGCGGCCGATCTTGTCCATCGTCCGGCTGAACTCGGCGTCAACCTTGCGCAGACCAGCAACGACATCTGCGTCGTTGAGGTCGATCTTGACTGAGCCGTGGGCGATGTCCATTGCGGTTCTACAGGTTCTTCAGGTGTTCTCGGTCCTTCTTCCAATCCTTCTTCTTAGCCGCTTGGATCGCTGCCGCTTCCTCCTTCTGAGCCTTGAGCGCGACCGCCTCCATGACCATGAAGTCGATTACGTCATCATCGCAGAGGACCGGCCAAGGACGCCCTCCTGCCTTACAGGTCGCCCAGAGGCGAGTCGAACTCGCCGAGCTTACGAAACCTACGGAACTTCTCGGACGTAGACAGCCCGGCGATGTGCTCGCCCTCCGCGTCGATGTCACGCTGACGCGTGGCAAGAGCGACGATCAGCTCCTTGTCCTCGTAGGGGAGTCCCTCCACGTCGGCTTCGGAGAGCTTGGGCTCCGTCACCGTAAGCTGCACCGTCAGGTCGGTGAACTCGCGCTGCTGGACGATCAGCTCCTTCGTGGGCAGCGCCTGCTGGCCGCTGGCGACGCCGATGGCGGCTTCGAGAAGATGCTGGGGAATCGTGCCGACCTCGATCAGCCTCGGAAGGTCGGGGATCTTGATTCCGACCCGCACGCCGCTGGGCAGCAGCGGGTAGTGGACCGCAGCCTTCTTCCAAGCGGCAACGCTGGTGGGCTTCTGCTCGTCATTCTCTGCGTCGTACGACATAGCTTGTGCCTCCTAAGGCTATAGCTGTTGGTCACGGGCGGCTGCTAGCAGCCGCACAAGGATGGTACAGTCGCGCCGGACACGCTTCGCCACACCGAGCGCCAACGAGACTTGTTCTTCAGACGGGTCATCCTGCCCGGCGAGGATTCGGTCCAGATGGTCAACCTCGGTGAACAGCTTGTCGGCCGCAGCATGTAGCTCGTTCACCCACCAAGCCTAGATGCCGCTGTGACGCTCTGAGCGCTCGTGTGCGGCTCTGAGAGCGTGAAGATAGGCGCGCACCCTGCCTAGCCGCCTTTCGCGCGCAGACCGCCTCTCAGAACGACAACGACCGCCACGAGGGCGGCCGGTGTCGGCAGGGGTTCGGGCGGGCCTAGAGCCCGGTGTTGTCCTTGGGCCACGGGTTGACGACGCGAGGGGTTGCCTGCGCGGGCTGTGTCGTGGGGCGCCACTTCGCCAGCTTCTTCGGCTTGGAAACCGAGCCGAGCGAGACGACCTTCGGGGCCGCTTGGGTCTTGTAGGCGGGCTTGATTCGAGGCATGAGTCAGTTCTCCTAGTAGGACGCGACCTGGTTGGCGACCGTGGCCGTGAGGACCGGCGAGGCTCCGCGCTGAGCCGAGGCACGAACGGAAGCGACGATGGGGTCGCCGCCGGCGTTGGGCTCGACAGGGAACTCCTCGTACGCGATGGCCGGGAGGTTGAACGCGATGGAGTTGTTGGCTCCGAGCGAGAAGTTGAACAGCGCCGAGGTCGTGAAGACCGAAGACGAGATCGAGGTGCCCGCCGCGCCGCCGTAGTGGAACTTGTTGTATTCGGTCAGGTTCTCGAAGATCAGGTCGAACCCGAGCGATACCTCGCGGACGCCTTCCGCAACGTCGTAGGGGACGACATCGTCGGTCTGCTGACGAGTGATGTTGTTTGCGATGGTCAGCTCGAAGGAGCGGATCAGCGCCGTGGCGCTGCCGCCGAGGGTCACCGTCGCGTTGTTGTAGTTGTAGACCGTGCTCGACTGCAGCGGGATGATGGGCGAGATCGACGGGTCCGCCGTCAGACGAGTCGCCTGCAGTCCGTTGATCGCTGCGGTGGCCGTGAGGGGTGCGCCAGCCTCGGCCGCGATTGTGAGCGTGTCGACCTTGCAGTCGAGGTACTGCTCGAACAGCGTGTCGGCGATGTCGCGCCAGCAGGTGATGTAGGGAAGCGTGTTGGCGGGCGTGAGAACGTGCGAGAAGTTGGGCATGGTGCCCGTGACCGCGTCGGCTCCAAGAGCCGCGAAGAGCCAGAAGCCGATGGACGAGTCTCGAACGTAGAACTCGGGAGAGCCCTCGACGCCAGAAGAGGCGATGAAGGTAACGCCACGGTCGCGCGTCGCGTCAGTCTCGGCGAGGTTGTCGGTAGCGCGAACCGGGCCGATGGAGCCGCCCGTAAACGGGTTCTTGTACGCGCTGGCGACGGCAGGGACAGCAACGGCGCCCTTCGCCGTCTGCTTCTGGGCCATCAGCCACGCGGTGTTGCCTCGAAGTCCGGCCATGTCTAGCTCTTGTCCTTGGTGTCAGCGGCGTCGTCGGCAGCGACTGTCTCTGCGACTTCGCCTTCCGAGACTTCCGTCGTCTGGTCGAGTCCCGCGTCGATGGCGACCGGGGTAGTTGCGCCCTGCGCCTTGGCCTCTTCGACCTTGGCGATCTCAGCGGGGTCGAACGGCGCGTTGGCGTTGGGGCCAACCGCGCTCAGCGGGTCGTCTTCCGGCTTCACCTGGTTGTTGGCAAACACAACCGGAACAGCCTCGGCCTCGTCGTACTGAACGTCGAGCCAAGGGTGAGCGGAGGCGTTGGACAGGGCGGCGCGGTCGAGCGTCTCGTAGAACTTGGAGCTGCCCTTGCCAGAGCCGCCGAGGTCGAACTCCACACCGGCGAAGGTGTAATGAACGGTGTCAGCCGGTGCAAGATCGGAAGGAACGATGCGAGCCATAGGAGGTATACTACGGGGCTCCTTGCCAGCTTCTAGCCGGAAGTCTCCACCAGACCGCTGTTGTTGCCGTAGGCCCGAATCGTTGCCACGAAGCGCGTCTTGTTGCCGGTGGGGTCATTAGGGTACTGAACCCGCTGAAGATCGAAGTACCAGACCTGCCCGGTGCCTGGAGTTGTCACGCTGGCGCGGCGAATTGCCTGCCTAAAGCGGTCGGCGTAGGCCGTGATCTTGAAGGGATTTACGGCCTGTTCCGGGTCGATCTTGGCGTCCCACAGGTCGAAGAAGCGGACTTCGGCCCACGTCTCCTGCACGACGTTGTTGGACGACTGAACCAAGTCCTCGATAGGTGCGATTCCGACCGCGACGCCCGTGCGGCCTAGCGCCTCGTGGATGTTGTCCTGAATCGCAGTGATCGACTCGGCCGCGAACTCCGCGTCGATGACAGCCTTGATCGCCGTAGCGACCGCTTCGTAGGGAGAGTCAGCCATCAGTTCGGGTACTCCTGCCGCGCGATCTGCATGATCTCGCCCATGATCTGCTTGTAGGCGGGGCGCAGGTAGGGCTGCGAGGCGTTTCCAGGGTGGTGAATCGGGTCCGCGCCGGGGAATCCCGTGCGTCGCAGATACTCCTCAGGGACCATCCACATGCGCCCCATCTTCTCCCAGTAGAAGCTGACGGTCGCGGGGATGTCGTGTGGTGCGGCCCCGAACTCGACCGGCATTGCGTGGCGGGCTGTGTTGCCCCAGTACCCCGACGTGCGGCTGGTCATCTTGTAGAACATGCCCTCCTTGAGCGTGACCGTGCGAGAGTCGGGCTTGTGCCCTACAGGCGCTCGGCGACGAGACAGCTCAGTGCCCTTGCGTACGGCCTTCTCCACCGTACGCTGGCCGGCGGCCTCGCACTCGCTGATGAACCGGCCGATGCCGTTTCGAGCAACGACCCGATTGGAGACGGCGACATCCATCAGACGGGGATCCGCTGGAAATCGGTGAGCAGATCGCGCGCTCGGTTCGGGATCGCCAGAGCGGCTGCCACGGTTGCGCCAGATCGGCCCCAAGCCCGCGAGTAGTTCTCGATGGATTCGGCAGTCAAGCCTTCTCCGTCCTGCTTGCTGAGCCAGTCCTGTACGGTCCACGCCGTAGCAAGCGACACATCGGAGGGAACCAGCGGCCAGCCCCAGTCGGCGGTGACCTTGATGACCGTGGGGATGCCGCGCAGGCGCCCCTCGCGGGCGTAGACATCGAGGTTGCGCGTGAATCCCATCGCCGAGCTGAACGCAGCCGTCGCTTGGAATCCTGCGAGGGCGATGTACGTGTAGACGTGGGAGTCGGCGCGGCGCGGAGGCAGTGCTACCCACTGGTCGGTCGTCAGCGCGAGGTCTGTGCCGTGCGGTACTACGAGAGCGACCGTGGCGACGCTGGCCGTGTCGTCGATGTCCAAGAACCCAGCGTCGTCGTCGTTGTAGACGAACTGCCGAGTTTCGGTGACCACGGGGAGCCCGAAGCCGCGCTGGGCGTAGTTGGAAACGGCAACCGACGCCCACGAGATCATCTGGGCGAGCTGCTCGTCCTTGCGCGTGTCCGTTGCGTCGATTCCGGACAGCAGCTTGTAGTCCTCAAGGGAGATGAGGTCGGTGGAGACAACATCTTCGTAAGTGGGCGGGTTCGGAGTAACAGGCATTAGCCGAGGTCTGCCTTGACGGTCAGAGTGAAGTAGGAGTCACTGGGGAACGTCTCGATCTTGCCGGTCGAGAAGGTTACCTCGAACTCTCCGCTGTAGTCGCCAGCGACAGCAAGATCCCCGTTGGCCCATGTGTAGCGTACGACGCCGTTGACCGCGTCGACCAGCGTGCAAGCTCCGGTGATCGTCACTGTGACCCCAACCAAGATCAGCTTGACCGTGGCTCCGGTGAGATCCATAGGGCCGACAGCGTCGGAGAGGGTCGCGTTGAGGGGCGGCCAGTTGTCATGCTGCTTGAGAGTAAGGGAGGCCATTAGATCACCACCATTGTTGCAGGCGCGGCGACCTCGGCCTTGCTCTTGTAGGGCGAAATCGCCGACTTGGCGGCGTGGGCGGCGATTGCCGCCTTGGCTGCGGCTGCGGTGATTGCCGCCGAGCTGCGGATCGTCACGAGCGCCGCGACTGTGTGGTGCAGTTCGAGGGCTACTGACGTAGGCAGCTTGGCCTGGACCAACGCATACATCGTCAACACTGCGCTTGCTGAATCAGAAATGGCGACGGAATCAGCCGCGATCCTCACCATACTGAGCAGCCTGACGGTCGAGTCGGCGACAGTGAACGAATCGACGGGCGCCCTCAGCTTCCCGAGGGCGGCCCGTGTTGCGGAGTCGGCTACAGCAAGCGAGTCAGCGGCGGCCCGAAGCAACGAGCCGAGCTGCCTAGTGGCGGCGTCAGAGACGACGACGGAGTCGGAGGCGGTGCGCGTGCGTGACAATGCCGAACGAACTGCGGCGTCGGCGACGGCGAAGGCGTCCTGCGCCGTCCGCAGATCCGCGAGGGCCGCTCGTGTCGCGGCGTCAGAAATCGTCAGCGAGTCGGTGCTTGCCCGAATACGCCCCAGCACGGCGCGCACTGCCGCGTCTGACACCGACATAAGGTCGCTGGCGGCCCTTGCGTTTGCCTGAGAACGAGTCGCCGCGTCGCTGAGAACCACAGCATCAGTAGCCGGACGCCCCACCAGCACAAGCAGCCTGACTGCTGCGTCGGCAAGCGCCACAGAGTCGGTCGCTACCCTAGTGGATCCTCGCTGTCCCACAGCCGCGTCAGCAACCGAAAGCGTGTCAGAAGCCGAGCGAGGCTGGGGTCCAGCCTGTCGCTGAGCGCCGTCGGAGACAGTCAAGGCGTCTACAGCCGCCCGGATTCGGGCCATAGCAGACCTCGCCGCAGCGTCAGAGATAGTCGTCGTGTCCGAGGCGGATCGCGGCTGCGGGCCAGCCTGCCTTGCTGCGGAATCGAGTACCGAGACGGAGTCAGCCGCTGCTCCGGAGTAGGAATGTGCGACGAGGGCGCTCACGGCGTCGCTCACGGACACCGAGTCGGCAATCGCTCGCGGATGAGGGCCAGCCTGCCGGGTTGCTGCGTCGCTGATCGTCGCCGAATCAGTGGCCGCTCGCAGAAGTGCCCGCGTTCCAGCGACGGCAGAGTCTGAAATCGTGACAGTGTCCGCCCCGGTGCGTGGGAAGTTGGTGCCGGTGACAGCAGCCTCGTAGAGCAAGAGGAAGCCGTTGCCCGCCGCCGAGCCAACCGGCCACGCCGCCAGTACGGAGGACAAGGTAGCTGTCTGGCAGTAGACCTGGTTGACGGTGTTGGAGGACGAGCTTCCGCCGGTAGACGCCGTGACGCCATCGACTGTCGTCCAGCCCGTCGAGGGCGCAGCCCAGTTTCCCGCGTTCGCGTTGGTTACTCCGACGGTGATTGCCATGTCACCGGTCACCGTCGGCGTCTTGCTCGGCTGCGGAGAGGTGCTGTTCTGCACAGCGACGACGGTTCCATCGAGCGTGCGCGTGAGCCCGGAGAACTCACTCAGCGACGCGGCCGCCGCCGACAACGATGGGCTATACGCCAGGTTCACGCTGTCAGTCGCTAGAATGGCGGCCGTGACGATGCTGGAGAAGACGATGATCGACCCCGTCGCGCTGCTAAGGCTGTAGTCGATGCCCCACGTGTTTCCCTTAGTGTCGGAGATAGACGCAACGGTAGAAAGAGTTACCGCGCCGTTGGCAGTCAGGACCACATGGGCCATGTTGCCCACGGGGATCGTCGTGACGGGGTGAATCGTCCCGAGGGCGACCGCCTTGCCGGTCGCCTGTCCGTGGTTCTTGACGAACGCGGCGGCCATCAGCGCACCTGCGGCTTGACGTAGAAGACGATCTTGTGGGGGCAGAACTTAGCGAGGCGTCGTCGATGCCCGTCGTAGATGACGACGCAGCGACCCACGTCGTAGTTCAGCGCCAGCACGCCACGGTGCGTGGACGAGCCCGCGCCGAGGTCGAGGTTTGGGTCACTAGCGGTCCCGCCTTGAATGTTGCGGACGTTCAGAATGTCACCGCGCGGGATGACCAGCGCGTCTCCTCCGGCGGCTCCGCCGTTCCTGAGGATCGTAGTGCGGCCTGGAGCTTCGCCAGCCGCGTCTGTTCCCACGCCAGCCACCATGATGAGCACGAATGCGGCGGCGACCGCGCGCCACATCATGAACTAGCCCGCTGTGTCGGTCCAGGTGATCGTCACGTTGTCGCCGGACACCGTGAGGGTCGCCGTGGCGCTCAGGAGCGTTTCGTAGCCGAGCGTGCCGACCGAAGACGCGTTGAGAATGCCGATCTTCGCCAGCGTCACGGGCAGAGCGTCAGAGCCGTTGGCCGTGAAGGTCTTGGTCAACGTCGTCGTGTTCGTACCTGCGGTGTGGGCGTAAGTGGCGAGGGCGCGGAGAAGTCCGCCGCCGGCAGTCGTGATTTCGCCGGGAAGCGTTGTGGACGCCGTCGATGCGGCCGTCGCGTTGGCCGAGACAGCCATGTAGCCGAACTGTGCAGGCTGCGTCGGGGATCCAGCGGATCCAAGATGCTGAGCGTGAAGCGCGTCGCGCCCTACGCTGGTCAGAAGCGCCTGCGGGTCGAGGATCGGAACGTCGAAGTGCTTGGAGAGAGCCGCCGCGAGGTCAGGGTCCTCGGAGTTGATGTACGCGGGCGCGTCGCCTGCGGCGTGGATACCGAGAAGCTGCTCGGCCTCAGCAACCGCGATGGCGAACTTACGGTGAGCGTCCCCCAGACCGCGAGCGATCATGGAGAGAACCCGGTCGTTGTTGGTCGAAAGGGAGTGCTCGACGTTCTCGATGTTGTCGATGCCCGGCCAGAACTCGACGCGAGTGACGCTCTGGTTCAGATGCTCTGCCGGGACGCTCTGCCCCTCAACCTGCATCTGCGGGTTGTTGTTGCCGAAAAGGGCTACAAGCGGCTTAGGGGTCGGGGCAGTGGGCATGTGTCAGATGGTACAGTGGGGCTCGCCGGAAACGACGAGAGCCGCACTTGGCGGCTCTCGTTACAAACGGCTGTCGTAGGGCGTGGTCTAGGCGTTGTTGGTCGGAGTCTCGTCCGGCGTGGAGGTCGGAGTCTCGTCCGGCGTGGAGGCGGGAGCTTCGTCGCTCTCCTTCTCTTCACCAGCGAAGACCTGCTCCGGCGTGGGCTCGCCGAGCTGATGGATCGGGAGACGAGCGTCGCCGCGACCTGCGTCGGGGATCTGGACGGCCTCCGGAGAGGACGGATCCGTGATCACGCGGTCGGTGTGGACAACCGTCTCATGGACGGTGACCGACGCTGCCGCCGCGTCGCGCTCGGGCGCGACCTGCGCGTCGACGGGCTCGGTGTTGACTTCGGGCTCGACAACGTGGCGGGCAGCGTTGACTGCCTCGTCACCGATGAGGGCGCCAGCCTGAGCGACGATCTCCGGCTTGTCAGGTGTAGAAATGGGTGCCATTAGTCAGTTCTCCTAGTGAGGCTGGTTGATCAGCCGTTGGCCAGGCCGACGCCACCGACCACGTTGAAGGCGGACGGGGTGCGGGCGGCGGTGAAGCCGACTCGCTGCTCAGCGCGGAACACCGTCTGGTTCGTGGTGAAAAAGACGTGGCTCGACTCGTCCACCGTGATTCCCTGACGGTCGAGGATCAGCGCCTCGGCGAAGTCGCCGATGATGACGCGAGACTCGTTGGTGCCCGTTCCGAGGTTGGTCGGGACTCGGTTGGACGTGACAACCTGGTAGCCCCAGAGGGACTTGACCGGGCCGCGCTGTCCCGTGCGGGGGTCCTGAGGACCGCCGACCGGGTCGATGTAGTAGGCGCCCTGCGAGTCGCGGGACTTCAGGATGCGAGTCCACGTACGCGGGTGCATCAGGATGGCCGTCGGGGCGCCGTGCGCCGTTTCGACCGTCGCGATGGAGTCGAGGATCGAGTCCAGCAGCGAGAGAATGTCCGTCGCCGTCAGCGGCGTTGCGCCGATGCCCGGAGTGTTCAGGATGCCGAGAGGCTGTCCCGTTCCGGAGCCGTTGAGGAAGGCCGTCTCTTCCAGCGCGACGAGGCGCTTGGCGAGGTCAGCCGTGACGAGGCCGTCGATGGCCGGGTTGGAGTCCTGCAGGAGCTGGTTGGAGATCGTCGCGAGGCCAGCCGCCGTGAAGACGTTGGCCGTGACGGTCGCCAGCGTCATGCCGGTCGACTCAGGCTTCTGAGCCAGCTCGGCGACCCAGCCGGCAGTCGTCGTCAGGCCGATCTGGTCGAGCTGAATGCTCGTCGTGGTGACGTTCAGCTTGGAGCAGAGGGTGCGAAGGACGTTGTCCAGCTCGCGGGCCTCAACGATCTGGCGCTCGATCTGCGGGCGAACGAGGTAGCCGCCCTGCGCGTCGGTACCTTCCGTCATAGCCTTGCCCTCGGGGGTCAGACCCTCGAAGCCCTTGGTCAGACGGTCGCGGGCGTCCTGCTGGCCCTTGTTCGCCATGCGGATGTCGGCGAAGACGGAGTAGTTGCCTGCGGAGTAGGGGTCGTCCTCGGGAAGCGACTTGCCCTCGCCGTCCGTGGGAAGCACGAACTCACCAGCGGGCTTGCGGAGGTCTTCGATGACGGACTGCAGCGTGCCGAACTCGCCGCGCAGGTCTTCGAGCGCCTTGGCCTGCAGAGCAGACTCACGGTCGCGCGTGAGGGTTTCGATCTGAGGCTGCCACTCGGCGATGAGCGCCTTGGCTTCCTCGGCCGTCTTGTCGCCAGCCTCGACAGCGGCGAGCGTCTCGTTGGCCTTCGTCTCCAGGGCGGAGATCGCGTCGGTGAGCTGCTTGAGATCCATGAGTGGTACCTTACCTTCGCCAGTGACAACCGCTAAGCAGCGGCTGCGGCATCCGAGGTTGAAGTGACTGCTCCACGCTTCGAGAGCTGCGTGAAGATACGGTCCAGCGTCTCAAGCGCGCACTGCGCCGAGAAGAAGTCATCGTCGCGAATCTCGTCTTCCGGCAGCTTCGGAACCTTGAGGTTCTCGGACTGCAGGTCGCTCGCGAGAGCCTTACCGGCAACGACAGCGAAGCTTGTTCCGGGGTGAACCGGAACAGGAGTGACGCTGATTTCAGTGAAGTCGCAGTCCACGATCCTCTGGCCGCCAGCGACGAGGGCACGCTTGAAGAACCCACCCACGGAGAGAGCGCTGTACGTGCCCTTCTTGACGGCGTTGTAGATGTAGCGCAGCGGCGAGGACTCAGGCTGATGATCAACGCGCGCCTTCATCCACAGCCCCTTGCCCTCCTCTTCCTTGAGGTCGAGAACCTTGCCGATCCCATGATCGTGCTTGTGGTGAAAGTTCAGAGAGGCTTGGCCGTCGAGGAAGCTCTTAATGCCTCGCTGGAAGGCGCCGTCGGCGAAGTTCTCGCGCTGCCGGTCGAGCCCATCGAAGACTGCGGCGTAGCCCTCGATGATGAGGTCGCCGTTCTCGTCTTCAGTGATGATCTGCGGCGACGCCCCATCGACTGCCTTGCCTTCGAGCGTGAAGTCGTAGCGGAACGCGATCAGGTCGTCATGGCCCTCGACCGGGGAGACGAAGATGTCAGCCGGGAACTGCATGCTCAGCTAGGGCGGCCGACGCTGTGCTTCTTCGGCGGGTTACGGTGCGTGACCTTGATCTTGCCGCTCGGCTGGTTGACACCGCGCCCCGCCGGATAGGCGGCCGGGAGGATTCGGGTCTTGACGACTACCGGCTTCGTCCGGACGGGCTTGGACATCAAGTTCGAGAGAGGCATAGGACAAATCCTACGGCCCACTACGACATGCTAGATGCCGCAGACCCCCGTCGCGCACTTCTCAGCGTCCTCAGTGACCTCGTAGTCGTAGCCCATCGCCTGGGCCAGAGGTACGCGCGTGATCGGCTGCCCCGAGATCGCGCCGTTCGGGTAGACCGTGATGCCGCGCAGCTTGGGCAGGTAGCGGTACAGCGTCTCGCCGAACTGCTTGCGCTCCTGCGCGCTAGTCATGACGTGAGGGAGGTTGATCGTCATGCTGATCGCCTGATCGGTATGAGATTGAGCGTACGCCTGCATGCGGAAGCGGCTCTCGTAGTCGTATGCCAGCGTAGCCGAGTCCTCAATATCGTCGGTGGGCAGGATGTAGCCTTCCTTGATCAGCCGTTCGACCGTCGGATCCACGACATAGTGCAGCGTGCGCTCGTCCGGAGCGTGGGCCTTGGACGTAATGACGGAGCGGCTATACGCCGTGTAGGTGACCGGCTCCCAGCCTGTCGTCGTCTCAGCTCCGATGCCGCGCGTGCCTGTAGGGGCTCCGGAGGTCGCCGCGACCGACAACGACAGCCCAGCGGCGGCCTGGGCCTCGTGGGCGTATTCCAACGCCCGGTCGTAGACCTCCATGTAGGGCTCCAACGCCTCGAAGGCGTCGTCGGTTCCGTACTTGAGGCCACGCATCAGCAGGAACTCATGGACTCCTAGCAGGTCAAGACCGAGGCGCCTATTCTTCTCACGGACCTCTCCAACCTTCGCGTACGGAAGATCGGAGTAGACCGTGCCGGCAGTCAGGTACAGGACCCCGAGCCGCACCGCTTCCTCGAAGTCGCTGGGGCTAGTGAATCGCGAGAGGACGATGCCCCCGAGGTTGCAGATGTCAGAGTCATCCGCCGAGACGATTTCGGTGCAAGCGTTGCGCAGCTTCTCGTCACGGTGCTCCCCAAGGTCAACAGAGAAGCCCGGCTCGCCGGTCTGCGTCATCCGGTTGACTACGTCCCAGTAGACGCGCCGAGCCCATTCGGACCAAGTGCCGCCGTCAGGGGCCGAGTAGCCGTTCTCCAAGAACCAAGACTGGTCATCGAGCGTTCCCGTGTCCATCAGCTCGAAGAACTCGTCGTCAAGGCACACGGAGATGTTGGTCATGTCCATCGGCGCAGCGATGCTGGGGTCCTCAGCCTTCGCGTCCTTGAGGTACTGCGGCCAGTCCTTGACGCGGTTGAACCAGAACACGTCCGCGTGCCACCAAGGTAGCCCAGCCCAGACCGCAGACCGCCTATCTCCGCCCTGAACAGCGGCACGGCCCGTCTCGTTGACCTGAATCATCTTCGGGATGGGGCCGCTGGCCGTGCCGCCAGTGCGGCCGACGAGCGTTCCGTTGGGGCGTACATCCCCATAGTAGACGCCGATGCCGGCGCCTGTCAGTAGCGACATTTCAGACTTCCACGACAGGTCTGCCCAGCCCTCGCGAGTATCCTCGCACGACAGCAGCAGGCAGTTCTGGACTTGGTGGAAATCGTTGCCCGACGCGTAGAGGTAACGACCGCCGGGCATGAAGTGACGTGCGCGCACGAGCGCCTGTAGCGCGATACGCTCTCGCGCGTAGGACTTGCCCGTGCGCGCTTCGAGCGCGGCAAGCGGGTGGAGTACGGCGCGGTCAGCGGTCTGGAACCAATGGCGCTCTCCGTGCGGGGCCATGTACTTCGCGCTGATGACCGAGTGCGCGAAGTCGGTCTGGAACGGGGAGATGTCAGACAAGGGGTAATCCTCCTGTGGATTCAGGCTGTGAGCGGGTGTTCCGCTCGGCTATGAGATGGTCGGCGGCGGTCCTGCGGGGGCAGTTCTGCTGACGTACTCGAAGCTATCGGCGGGGCCTAGGATCGTATCAAGTAGAGCGTCCCGAGTCCAGCGGTACGGGAACGCCCTGCTCAGGACTCGATCTGCCAGCTCGACGGCCTCGAAAGTGCCAATCAGAAGTCTAGCCAACTGGACTGGGCTCATCAAGAAGCGGCCCCTCGACCCGCTGGCCGCGCTGCCTGCAATAGCGGACGTAGAACTTCTCGAATTCGTAATGGGCGAGCACGTTGTGAGCCTCGTCGGCCGCGAGAGGATGCAGGTTACGCATCCTCTGCGTAGGCTCGCCGCATTGCGGACAGGTCGTGAATAGCGCCTCGTCGGGCCACGATTCGCAACCTAGCGAGCAGCGGCGGCCAATCGCCATCAGGGCTGCCCAGTCGCACTGACGACGAACAGCACCAGCTCGAAAGCCAGCCCGAGCCCGGCAACGATGACCCCGGCGGCCGGGGAGACGACCGTCAGGATGGCTCCGAAAGCCAACAGAGAGCTAGCGACCGATGAAGGAACTGTCATCCTCCGCGTCGCGCATGATTGTGATGTTCCGCGTCTCGAACGCGACCGGGCCGCCGCCCAGCTCCTTGCAGATCACGAACTGCTTGCCGGACGCTGCCGCGATGTTCAGGTCGGCGATGAACCCAGCGAAGTCCCCTTCGATCTGAACGGGGTCCACTACGTCGCGTACTGTGATCTCTACGGTCACCGAAGTTCCTCCATGTCGGGTAGCCAGCCGCCGGTGGCTGGGGAGTGCTCGTTAGCACCATAGCGCGGCCACGCGCCCATGGCGTCATCGACCGCGCAGACCCCGATCTTCCCCTTCTCCAAGACGTTGGTAGCGGGTTCGAGATCGTAGGGAATCTCAAACAGCGTGGAGTTGCCGCAGCCGGGAAGAATCACCGGCTTCTGCTTCGGGCCGGAGAAGGTATAGCGCCGATGCTTACACACCTTGTCCAAGTGGTCGCCGCCCTCGCGGTCAACCTGAGACATGATGTCGAGAAATTCGTCCTGCGAGTAGTTCATGACGTAGCGCGCTCCTTGCTCGGGGCTAGGAAGCGTACCACATTACGACTTGCGGCGCTTCTTCGGCTTTCCGCGAGCGTAGCCGTCGACTCGAACCGAGGGCTTCCCTCGATTGGGGCCTCGTGGGGTCCTCGTGTGGCCTCCGACCTTGACCGCAGACCCGGCGCCCGCCGAACGCTTACGCTTGGGGCGCCCGCGCGTCGCGTTGTGAACATCGGCTGCGAAGAAGTAGGCGTGCATGGCCCTAGGTTACCGCTTCAGCAGTCAGAGGAAGGAAGGCGCGGCGGCAGCGCGGGTGCTCCACTCGGCGCTCGCGGGCGGTCTTGATGTCCCAGACCTGGCCGTTGGCCTCAATGCAGGGCTCGTCGTCCTCGTCGCCGTCGGTCACGAGCACCGACTTGATGCCCGCCTGCTCGGCGGCTGTGAGCGTCGCTTCGTTGTAGGTGTGGGTTGCCTCGGTGTCAGCGATGGTGACTGCCTGCGAGGCGGCCCAATCGCTCAGCGACGCTCGAACCGCAGTCTCGAACTCGGTGCGCTCAGCGTTGGCGTTGCGGGCGTCCTTGATGGCGTTGACAACGCGGGTGCGCAGCGTGTTGACGATGCTGCGGATGCCCTCGGGACGGTTCGCGACGGACTTCACGATGGAGTCGTAGTCGACCTCGTCCTCAAGAGTCAGCCCGGAGTGCGCGACCGCGCTCTGGGCAGCACGCTTGGCGCCGTCTTCGATGATCTTGGTGATCTGGTTGCGGAACGTCGTCCACGCCACCGACTTGCGGATGCGGCCTGCGAGGTCTGAGGTCTTCAGGGCCTTGCCCTCGACGTGGTCCAGCAGCGCTCGCTCAAGAGTTACCGACGCGTCGCGAAGCCCCGCAGCGATGTCAGAGGCGGCATCGTCAATGTCGATGCGCCGGGCGCCCGCGAAGCTGTCGCTCGGGCGGTGCTCTCCCGAGAGCCGGTTGTCGGGCGCTGGCGTGCTGACCGCCTTGCCTTCGACCCTTTCGAGGAGCCCTAGGACTTCAAGGCGAGCGGCGATCTCGTCCAGAGACTTCTTGGCGGGGCCACGAACGCGGGCGCCCGGCGTGGGTGCGGCTCCGTTCTTCGGGAACGCTGCGGTGCGATTGCCGCCGGGCGGGCGGCCTGCCTCGCCGGGTAGAGGCTGATCGGCGAGCCCGGCGCCCCCTCCGATGGGGTTGCCGTTGGCGTCCAGCTCGTTGGTCGGCATGTTGAGGACCGTCTCGTCAATCGCGGCGTCCCCGGTCGACTCTTCGATGCCGAACTGCGTGTACTGCCGACGCAGCTCGCGGACCTTGATCCCCGGAATCTTGGCGATCTCGCCCGCGACCTTGACGGCTTGGTCCGGCGGCATCTGCGTGCGGTAGTCGATGACGTACTCGCAGTCCCACGCCGCCGTGAGCTTGGCCGAGATGAGCTTCTGCAGCTTGTCCATGAACGGGCGCAGGGCAGCGTTGTCAAACTCCAAGCGCGCGTCGGCGACCTTGTCGGCGCCGCCCGTCTCGTCCATGATGCCCAACAGCTTCGGGTTCGCGCGGAACTTGGCGAGGATCCGGTCGCGCGACATCTTCGAAAGCGAGTCGAAAAGGGCGTTGCTGGCGCTGGCGCTCAGCGAGGATGCCTTCAACCCCGCTTCAAGGACGAGCAGTTCGCCGGCTCGGTGCGACCCAGACGAGCGGGCTCGAAGCTGCGCGCGAAGCTTGTTGAACACGTCGCGCGACACCCGGCGCTCGGCCTGAATGATCATGGACGGGTCGGCGCGGTTCTCGTAGTAGCTCGCAACGGTGTCGGTCACAGCGAGGTCAAGGTCCATCGCCCGGCCGCCGCCTTGAATGACGCCGAGGCCGAGGTACTGAGAGTGAGGGTTGGGTCGCCGGAAGTGCAGCATGTCCTCAGCGCTGATCTTCAGCGGGTCCTTGACTCCGGGCGGCTGGTACTCGTAGCGCTCGGGTCCGAACGGCCCCGGAACGAGCTTGACGTGCGACGGCGCTAGGCGGTAGATCGCCAGCGGCTTGCCGGACGTTCCGGTGCGCCACTTGAACCAGTAGGCATTGCCGACCAGCATCAGGTCGATGACGAGCAGCGCCACCAGCTCGTCGTACATCATGAACGGGTTGGGCTGCTCAAGCAGCCGGTAGAGATCGGGCGGGCCGACATTGTGGTCGGGCGGCGTGCCCTTCAGGCGGGTCTTGACCAGCTTGGTGCCGTCCTGCTGCTTCAGGTGGAAGGGGGCGGTGGAGATCGGGTCGGCGTAGAGGTTGATCGCGTCATAGACCCAGTCCATCGCCTGATCGCCGCCGTATGCGCCAGCGTGGCGCTCGGCGTTCTGCTGAGAGAACAGCGCGTCGGTGCGGGGCTGCTGACCATATCCAGGTGTGTATGTCGAGACAGGGTCGCGGCTCATGAGCGCCGGGAACGGACCAAGCGCCTTCCCTGCCGCTTGGGCTCGCAACGCGCGTGTCAGGTCGAAGTCCATCAACCGGGAGACTACCGGGGCAGCCGACAGGTGGTACAGACCCGATTTCGTGAGCTGCCGGTAGGGAGTTGTCGGCGAGCCCTACACACTATCTATAGTGTGTGACGGGCGTACGTCCGAAATCCCCAGTAAACACGGGCCATAAAGTTGGGACATTCGTACCACTTACAAGCATCTCAAGCGGCATTTGATGGGGCTAAGCCCGCCTGCTGTTGTGGTACTATTCCCCTATGGTGTACTTTCTGCAGATGGGCATTGACGGCCCGATCAAGATTGGCTTCAGCAGGGACGAGCAGTCGCTGAAGAAGAGGATTGCGGCGCTCGGGGGTGTGCTTCCCTACCCGTCGAGTGTCAGGGGCGTTATCCGAGGAGTCGGCAGGGAAGAAGAGGCGGCCATTCATCATCGCTTCCTAGCTGACCATCTTCGAGGGGAGTGGTTTTCTCCGTCGGCGGCCCTCGTTAGCTTCATTGCCTCTCTAGAGGATGTTGACTTCGTTGCGCCTCTCTACCGCGACGCGCCATACAGCCGCGCAGCCCTTGAAGCGGCGGACGAGCGCTGGCGTGCGCTAACTGGTACGCTCGTCTGATGCCGAACAAGCTACCCCAGGATTGCATCGAGCGCGCGGAAGCGGCGGTCGCCTACGCTCAGCAGGTCCGCCGGATCCATCGACGCCGGTCGAAGAAGTCCTCCACGCAGCGCAACGAGGACATCGAGCTGGCGTTGACGCGGATCAAGGCCGCCATGGCTCCCCTGCGATCCGAGATCGGGCGATTCCCCTACGGCCCGGCGACTGACACCGCCGAGCGCAACCGGAAGAAGATCCGTGAAGCGAGCACATCCCTTCAACGCGAGCGACGTAAGCTGTTCAAGATGCGTAGCGCCGACGCGTCGCTAGGGTCGCTGCAGGTATGACCCTCGTCCGCAGGTTCCACGCCGCGTTTCGCCTGCCGGCGGCCGACCATCCGACGATCCCCGACGTGGACCTCGTCGCCCTCCGCGCGCGGCTGATCCGTGAGGAGTTCGAGGAGGTCATGGCCGAGCTTGATGCGCTGATGTTTATGGGCCGCCGGGCTGCTCCGCTACATGTCCAGTGGCCTCATCTACAGAACCTGCTGTTGGAGCTTGCCGACCTGCGATACGTCATCGAGGGCGCGGCTGTGACGTTCGGGCTTGACATCGACGGCGCATTCGCCGAGGTCCACCGGGCCAACATGAGCAAGCTTGACACCGACGGCAAGCCGCTGTACCGTAGCGACGGTAAGGTCTTGCGCGGCCCGAGCTACTCAGAGGCCGACATGACCAAGTTCGTGCCTGACATCATCGAAGGATAAGGAGTCTCCATGGCGCCCGTCGTATACGCCGTCTCTGACCTGCACGGTAACCTCCCCGAAGCCCCGGAGTGCGATCTGCTGATCCTCGGCGGCGACATCTGCCCCGACTTCCGGCCTTTCGCACTGCGCGGCGCCGATCAACGCGCCCTCGGACGCGGAGGCATCGACAAGGGCGGTCTTCAGCAGGGCCGATGGCTCGACACTGAGTTCCGCGAGTGGCTTCTCGCAGTCCGTAAGCGTGGCACGGAAGTCGTGGCTATCTGGGGCAATCACGACTTCGTCGGTGAGCACGCGTTCTTGGTGCCCGATCTTCCCTGGACACTGCTGCAGGACTCTGAGACGCGCGCTGCGGGCCTGCGAGTGTGGGGGACGCCGTGGGTGCCCGGTTTGCCTTACTGGGCCTTCTACGGACGGGAGGAGGCGTTGCAGGCTCGCGCCGACAGAATCCCGACCGGAATCGACATCCTCGTGACGCATGGGCCGCCTCATCGCGCGGGGGACTACATCCCTACGAGCGAGAAGCAGCGCAACAAGTACGGGAACTGGGGCGGAATGAACGTCGGCGACCCTACGTTGAACGACGCCATCGTACGAGCGAACCCTGCAGCCGTCGTCTGCGGTCACATCCACGAGGCGCGCGGCCTGCATGGGCTCCCGCTCTCGGGCCACCAGGTCTACAACGTCGCTGCTGTGGACCAGCTTTACGATCTGTACGACGACCCATTCCGGCAGATCAACGTAGCGTAGAACGAACAAGAGGCCCGGAGAGCCGCTTTCGCAGCCGTCCGGGCCTCAAGGATTCGACCGTCTCCCCCGAGCCGCCAGCCGAGGGTGAATCGTACCACAAGTAGCAGACCGGGAGTCGAACCCTGCTCTCAGGCTTATGAGGCCCGAATGGTCACCAGACCACCTATCTGCGAAGCCCCCGGCGAGAATCGAACTCGCTGCGCAAGCCTTAGGAGGGCCGTCGCGTATCCAACTTCAAGGGCGAAGTAGCTCCCACAGGACTCGAACCTGTCCACCGTCCTTATGAGGGACCGTGTCGTACCTTCAGAGAGCCGAAGCGGGTCATCAACGAATCGAACGCTGTCCTGCAGGGTTGGAACCTGCTTGGTCGCCATGACCTATGACCCGAGAGGGTGAACGACGGGACTCGAACCCGCATCGGCTTGGTTCACAACCAAGGGACTTGACCGATTAGTCTACATTCACCGTGTAGCGCCCCCGGCAGGATTTGAACCCGCGACCACTTGGTTCGAGGCCAAGCACTCTGTCCGCTGAGTTACGGAGGCGAAGCGGTGATGACGGGACTCGAACCCGCGACCAACGGCTTGACAAGCCGCCACTCTATCCGACTGAGTTACATCACCGGAGCGTCCCCTGCAGGATTCGAACCTGCGGCCTCTGGCTTCGCGGACCAGCGCTCTATCCTGCTGAGCTAAGGAGACGTAGTACAAGAGGAGGGAATCGAACCCTCAAGAGGAATGACCTCGCCGGGGTTTGAGCCCGGAGCGTTTACCCATTTCGCCACTCTTGCGTAGTACCAGCGGAGGGACTTGAACCCTCAAGACCTTGCGGCCGGCAGGTTCTGAACCTGCTGCGTCTACCAAATTTCACCACGCTGGTATGCAGTGCTCCCGGCAGGACTTGAACCTGCACGCCCGTTAGGGCACTAGGCTCTCGACCTAGCGCGTCTACCATTCCACCACGGGAGCGAAGTCGGGAACCGGAGATTCGAACTCCGTCTTGACCCGTCCGAGGGGCCGGTGCAGCCATAAACACTTGATCCCGATGAGTAGCGCGTACGAGATTCGAACTCGTATCCAGCAGCTTGAGAAGCTGAGAGGCTAACCGTTACCCCAACGCGCCGTAGTACAGCCAGAGGGATTCGAACCCTCGTCGTCCGGCTTGAAAGGCCGGCATCATGACCACTAGACCATGGCTGCGAGAAGTCAGCGTGGCAGGATTTGAACCTGCGACCTCATTTTCCCCAGAAAAGAGCGCTACCAGACTGCGCCACACGCTGATGAGCTGGCATGGAAGGATTCGAACCCTCATCCGCCGGGTAACAACCGGAGGCTCTGCCCTTGAGCTACACGCCAGTGAGCTGCGGAACTAGGATTCGAACCTAGATCGAACGGGCTCAGAACCCGCCATGCTGCCGTTACACCATTCCGCAGTGAATGAGGAGGCGGGACTCGAACCCGCACTACGAAGTTTCAAGGACTCCGGTGCTGCCATTACACTACTCCTCAGTGTCCTGGCCCCGCTACCCGCCGTCGCCGACGGAGCGCTGACCAGAGATGGGACTCTAGCACATCTTCGTGACATGTGCAAGAACTTGCGCCCGGAAGCCCAATGTGGTACGTTTCTCCCATGGCGTACATCGAGCGGACAGACACTTTCATCGCCGGCCTGGGCTTCGAAGCCTACCGCGTCGGCGGCTCCGTTCGAGACGAACTGATCGGCCGCAAGGTCAAGGACGCTGACTACATGATCCGAGGCGTCGGACTGGCGAAGCTGGGCATTGCGCTCAAGGACGCCGCGATTCGGTACGACCCCGCGAACAAGTCCAACGTCGTTTCCCCGCTGGTGCTGCGCGATGGTCGGCAGGCCGGATGGCGGGTCGCCGCGCGCGGCATGGGTCTGATCGAAGTCGTCCTGCCGCGCACGGAGCGCCCTCGCGCGCCCGCCCCCGGCGAGAACGTGCATCGCGCGTTTGACATCGTGGTTGACCCGAACCTGCGGCTGGACGAAGACGCCGTGCGCCGTGACTTCACGTTCAACGCTCTCTACAAGATCGTGGATCCGACTGCCGGCATGTCTTCGTTGACCACCATGTCGGGCGGGGCACTGGTCGAGAACGTCGTGGACCCGACGAACTGCGGCCTGTACGACCTGAGCCATAAGATCATCCGCACCACTCACCCGGATTCGTTCCGCGACGACCCGCTGCGCACGCTGCGTGCTCTGCGCTTCGTTTCGACGCTTGGCTACGACCTGTCGAGCAACACGCTCGACCAGATGCGTGAGCACGCTGACGCTGTAAACGGCCTGAGCGCCAATGGCTACGCGTCCGGAACCGTGCTGGAAGAGCTGTGCAAGCTGCTGATGGGCGACGAGCCGGTCAAGGCGCTGAGGCTGGCGCTCGACACTGGCGTTCTCGCCACACTGCTGCCTGAGCTGGCTCCGATGATCGGCTTCGATCAGGGCTCGCGCTACCACGACCTGACCACCGACGAGCACACGTTCGCTGCTCTGACGACGGCTACGCACGTCGACGCGCCGCTGCGCGTCCGCATGGCCCTGCTGTTCCACGACGCGGGCAAGCCTGAGACGGCGTGGATTGGGAAGGACGGACGCAAGCACTACTACGCTCAGGACGGGACCGCGTCCCGCTCTGTCGCTAGCGGCGCGCCGATGATGGTCGCCACGGAGGACCACGAGGTTGCGGGCGCCCGCATCTGGAACAAGACCGCTCGGCGCCTGAACGCAGGCAACGGTCTGCGCGAGGACGTGCGCCTGCTCATTCGCAATCACATGGTCACCGTCGACGGCAAGCTCAAGGGCTCGAAGGTCCGCCGGATGCGTGTGCAGTTCGGGGACGAGCTGCTGGCCGACCTGTTCCTGCACCGCATGTGCGACCTGACTGGCAAGGGCAAGCCCAACAAGGGTCACATCGAGCAGATCAGCCGGATGGAACTGCTGCGCCGTGAGGCGGAGAAGGACAACGTCCCCACGTCTCCGAGGGACCTGAAGATCAACGGCCATGACGTGCGCGCCATCGGCGCGGACGGCCGCAAGATCGGCGAGATCCTCAACGCCGTGCTGGACGATGTCGTCTGCCAGCCCACCGAGCAGACGATGTCGCGGGAGTGGCAGCTCACGCGGGCCGAGGCGCTCGCGTGAGCTGCGGCGCCTGCAGTGGAGTCTGCTGCGGCTGATGTCTGACGGAGGCTGCTTGGGCACCGGAATCGCGCTCGTCGCGGGGATCCTGCTGCCCTTCATCGTCATCTACGCGGCTGTCGTAGTGGCGGCACTTGCGGCACTGGTGATGATCGTCGCGCTACTCGGGGCAGCCGTTGGAGCGATCAAGCGGAGAGACAGGGACTCGAACCCTGAAGACGCGTGACCGCCGCACATCCTTTCCAGGGATGCTCCTGATCCAGCCGGGTCCTCTCCGTGAGCGGAGAGACGGGGACTCGAACCCCGAACACATCTAGGACGCGCTACTTGCTTAGCGGGCAAGCTCCTGATCCAGCCGGGTCCTCTCCGTAAGTCGTAGGTCGGATTCGAACCGACGTTCTCGGGGTTGCAGCCCGGCTGGTCGCCACTCCCAGCACTACGACGAAGCGGAAGGCTGAGGAGTCGAACCCCCAACGAGAAACGCCGCCCTCGGGTTCGAACCGAGTTGCCTGCCACCAAGCGGAGCCTTCCGAAGTGCTGCCGTCAGGAGTCGAACCTGCAAGTCCAGAGGACGCCGGGTTACAGCCGGCCTTGCTCGCCTATGCGCGGCAGCGCGTCAGGGACTATAGCACGCTTCTCTGACCTAGTTGGCGCGGTAGGAATCCACGCATCCCGCGCGGATCGCGTCCTTCGCCTTCTGCGGCAGCACGAAGTGCCCTCCCTGCGGAATGACATCGGCTAGGTGGGCTCGCTCGGCTTGATCTTCCGGGGCAAGTGGGATCAACGCCAGCCCACTATCTCCAAGAGCCCGGAAGTGAGCAGCCGCCGCGTGCTCGCCGCGCTTGTCCGCCGCCCTCGCCACCGAGAACTTGAAGGTGATGACCAGCACGGCGCGTTGGTTGTCGATGGTGCAGAGGGCGATTGCCTTGGATCGAACTTGAGCCGTGTCGGCGCGCGTCTGCTGCATCGACGCCAAGAAGGACGAGACGATGGCGAACAGAAGTAGAATCACTACCCAGTTCTTTCTGACTACTCGGAGAAAAGCCACCCTCCCACTCTACCCTTGCGCTCGTCGCCGCCCTGTGGTACGGTTCTCGTAGAGCCGTCGCACCGATGCGCGGCCCGGACATAGAAGGAGGTTTGCGCCTGATGCAGCCAACAGAGAAGCAGTACGACGTAGGGGTACTGGTAGGGCGATTCCAGGTCCATGAGCTGCACAACGCTCATAGGGAGCTGATCAAGTACGTCTGCGACCGGCACGACAAGGTCATCATCTTCCTCGGCCTTTCGCCGCTTTCCGTCTCCACGAACAATCCGCTCGACTTCGAGGCGCGCAAGCAGATGATCCTCGCGGAGTTCCCCGAGGCCAACGTCCTGTACGTCAAGGACTTGAACAACGACCGCGCGTGGTCGCACGTTCTTGACGACAACATCGCCAACCTCGTCGCTCCCGGCCAGAGCGTCGTCCTCTACGGCGGCCGCGACTCCTTCATCAGCCACTACACGGGCAACCACCCGACGCAGGAGCTGACGCAGACCACGTTCTACTCCGGCCGCGCGCAGCGCAAGGACATCGCCCGCAGCCGGGCTAAGTCCAGCCCCGAGTTCCGTGCCGGCGTCATCTGGGCGTCGCAGGCCCGCTTCCCGACCGCCTACACGACGGTAGACGTGGCGATTCTCAAGGACGTTCCCTCGCGCGAGCGCAAGGCTTCGCAGTCGTGGATCGACTGTCGAAGCTGCCAGCCACGGACTGCGTGTCCGGTGCATCGAGACGAGGCCGCAGCCTTCTATGCGACGGAGAAGCCCTTGCAGCTTCTGCTCGGCCGCAAGCCAAACGAGACGCTCTATCGCTTCATTGGCGGTTTCTCCGACCCGCGCTCCGACAGCTTCGAGGCCGACGCCAAGCGTGAGGTTCAGGAAGAGACGAGCCTGAACGTCGAGGATGTGCGCTACGTCGGGTCGCTTCGAGTCGATGACTGGCGCTACCGCAACGAGCCGGACTGCATCAAGACGATGCTGTTCACGGCGCAGTACACCCACGGCCGCCCCACGCCGGGCGACGACATCGAAGAGGTCAAGTGGATTGACCTGCCTGACGTGAAGTACGGGAAGGAACTCGGCAACCCAGTCTCCCGAGAGCAGTTCTACAACAACCTTGTCCCCGAGCACCGTCCGCTGATGGGGATGCTGGTGGACTACCTCAATCGAAAGGAGTCGTAGCCATGATGCTCGACAATCCGATCCTCGCAACCGACAGTTACAAGCTGGGCCACTGGAATCAGTACCCGGCCAACACGACCGGCGTCTACAGCTACCTCGAAGCCCGTCAGGGTTCGGAGTACGACGAGACGGTGTTCTTCGGCCTGCAGTCCATCCTGAAGACCATCCCTCGCGTGACCTACGAGAACCTCAGTGAAGCCTTCGAGCTGGCTCGGGTCCACTTCGGGGACGCTTCGGTCTTCAACTACAAGGGCTGGGAGACGATCATCGACCGGCATGGAGGGCGTCTGCCGCTGCACATCAAGGCCGTGCCCGAGGGGTCCGTTGTCCCGGTCGGGAACGTGCTGATGGCGGTCGAGAACACCGACCCCGATGCGTTCTGGCTCACCAACGCGCTCGAATCGCTGCTCATGCACGTCTGGTACCCGACGACGGTTGCCACTAGGAGCCGCTCGGTCAAGCGAATGCTCGCCGAACGCCTCACTGCGGCCGGATCGGGCCTCGATGGGCTTCAATTCATGCTCCACGACTTCGGATACCGGGGTGCAGCGGGCCATGAGGCCGCCGCGATTGCCGTGGCGGGCCATTTGACGAGCTTCGTTGGCGCTGACACGCTGCCGGCGCTGCTTCTGGCAATCCGTGACTATGGCGCTGACCCCAACACGCTGGCGTTCAGCGTTCCGGCGACCGAGCACTCGGTCATGACCTCGCTCGGCCGTGATGGAGAGGCCGCGATCACGTCGCGGCTTCTCGACAACCACCCCGGCGGCATCCTCAGCGTCGTCGCGGACTCCTACGACATCTACGAGTTCGTGGATCGGGTCGGGACGACGTTCAAGGACCGCATCCTCTCGCGCGACGGCGTGTTCGTCGTGCGGCCGGACTCGGTCACGCGCGACCATCCGACTCCGCAGCTCCTGACCTCGGCGCTCTTGGAGCGGCTGTGGAGCTACTACGGCGGAACCCAGACGCCTAAGGGATTCAGGGTCCTCGACCCGCACGTCCGGCTGCTGTGGGGCGACGGGATTGACGAGCATGGCATCGAGAAGATCGTCAACCGCGCTATGTTGCAGGGGTTCAGCCCCGAGAACCTCGTGTTCGGGATGGGCGGAGGCCTCCTGCAGCGCCTCAACCGCGACACCTGCCGCTTCGCGTTCAAGAGCAGCGCTCAGCAACGCGACGGCGAGTGGCACGACGTGTACAAGAAGCCCTTGGACTCCACCAAGGCGTCGAAGAAGGGCCGCTTGACACTGATCCAGAACCTGCAGCACAACACCTTCCACACGGACAGGGAAGGCGTGTGGCTCGACAACGACGAGTGCGACGCGCTGCAGACGGTGTTCAAGGACGGCCAGCTCGTCAACGAGCAGACGTTCGACCAGATCCGTGAGAGGGCGGCGCTCTGATGGGCGTCAGGAACATCATCGAGTGCGACCGCTGCGGTAGGGAAATCCGCAGCGGTCGCCGCACCATCGACGTGCCCGGCCTGAAGGCAAACGGCCGTCAGCAGGACCCTGGGCTGTACCCGGATCGCAAGTACGACCTCTGCGCCGACTGCTTCAAGGAGTTCGGCGTGTTCATCGACAAGCCGACGCCTCCTAGGGCGCGCAGCATTCCGAAGGGCTACAAGCGCGTTGCCCGTCCGTGCCCACATCACGTCCCCTGCGCCGAGCCTTGGGGCTGCAGCGGCGAAGAAGTGGTCCTAGATTCCGACCCACGCGCCAGCCTTGACGAACTCGGGTTCTGAGTGCCAGTAAAGTTGCGGTTAGACCCTCTAACCGCCACTTTATCTTCGATTCCGGGCCGGTGATCGTGCTAATCGCTCGCGAAAGCGTGCTAATCAGGCCCGTTAGTGGTACGATTCTCGTATGAGCAACTCTAGAACCGGCAGCGCGTCCGAATCGCGCCCGGCCATGAAGTTCCGTGACGACATCGACCCAGAGAACACTTGGATCGTCTCCGACACGCACTTCGGCCACGACAACATCGTCGGCTTCTGCCATAGGCCGGAAGACCACGAGCAAGTGATGATCGCCGAATGGCGAGCCCAAGTGCCTGACGACGCTACGGTGCTCCACCTTGGCGACCTCAGCTACCGAGGCAACGGCCGCTTCAAGCACCTGATCGCCAAGGAGCTGACCGGCGCCCGTAAGCTGCTGATCATCGGCAACCACGACAAGCAGCCCTACAGCTTCTACAAGAAGTCAGGCTTCCAAGTCGTGCGGCCGTTCGCGCTGGGCCTCGAAGTCCACGCAGAGGAGCCGTACCTGCGCGTGCGCGGGTTTGACGACCCACTCGGCGACCCGGCCGACTGCCAGCACCAAGTCAGCTTCTCGCACTACGCATGGAACGACGCCGAGGACGGGCCCATGTCCGCCGACCACATCCGCGTCCACGGCCACATCCACAACAACGGCTACAGCCGGGACGCCTTCGTTCCGTTCGTCCGCAACCACATCAACCTCTCGGTCGAGCAGACGAAGTACCGCCCCGTCAACCTCAAGCTGCTGCTCGACGCTGCGATCCTAGGTGTCTACCCCGAGACGACGCAGGAGCAGCTCGATGACGCCGCCGGCCGCAAGGCGGCAGCCAAGGCAGCCGGTGAATCCCGATGATCGTCTGCGACAGCCGAGGTACTGAGATCACGAGGGGCGCTAGGGTTGCTTACAACCAGAGCGGCCAAGTCGTTCCCGGCGTCGTCCTCGACCCTGGGGAGCCTAAGCGCGTCAGCCAGTGGCACGTCGTCTATCGCATCAGGATCGAGAACGATCTAGGCCACGTCTCGGTGGTCAAGAACGCCAACAGCGTACTGGTGCTCGGATGATCGAGGTCAAGCGCGTGGACACCGTGACGGTGAAGACCCCAATCCCGGCGTCTCTGTCAGACACCGAGACGTTCGTCGCCGAGCTGAAGGCTGCAGCAGACGCTGGCTACGCACTGTCGTCTGCTTCAGCGCTGGAAGGTGGCAACCAACGAGATCCTTACACCATCGGACTCGTCGTCACGTTCCTCAAGCCCTAGAACGCAGAACGCCCGCTAGGAGGGATCGGACCTCTCTAGCGGGCGTTGAAGTGGCTTCGGCAGGATTCGAACCTGCGACACGACCCTTTTCAGGGGCCTGCTCTACCGACTGAGCTACGAAGCCGCATAGACGCAGTCACCGTCCTCGCCCCGCGCCTTACGTCTTTATGCGCGCGGGAGTCAGCGGTCGTGGTGACCTACAACCTTGGAACAGGTGAAGGGAGTCGAACCCTCATCGCATGGCTTGGAAGGCCAGCATCATGCCGTTGTGAACACACCTGCGTAAGCCGAACACGAGAATCGAACTCGTCTGCCGTCCTTACGAAAGACGGCTGATCCCTGATCGTCCGGCGAAGAGCCTCGCCTGGGACTCGAACCCAGCCTCCGTCCTTACAAGGGACAGGCCATCTCCTGATGGCGAGGCGTACCGATGGGCGCCCAGCCTTACGGCCGACATTTCCCACCGAAGCTCACACTGAGACTCGAACTCAGAACCTCTCCCATACCAAGGGAGTGCGCTGCCATTTGCGCCATGCGAGCGAAGTACCCCCGGCAGGAATCGAACCCGCATCGCACCGGGTAAGAGCCGGGCCTCTAGCCATTTGAGTTACGGAGGCGTAAGCAGCGGACGAGATTCGAACTCGCGACATCCACCATGGCAAGGTGGTGCTCTACCAATTGAGCTACCGCTGCGGAGTGGGACAGGAAGGAGTTGAACCCTCGTGTTACCAGCTACCCTTTCTACCGCTTATCAGACGGAGGGGATACTGTCCCATGAGTGGCCCTGGTAGGATTCGAACCTACGACCTGCCGGGTGTAAACCGGACGCTCTACACGCTGAGCTACAGGGCCATGAAGTGCGCCGCGCAAGAATCGAACTTGCGACTTCCACGTTGTCACCGTGGCACTCTCCCGCTGAGTTAGCGGCGCTTGGCGGGGAGCCCGAAGACTCCCCAAGTGGAGGAGATGGGATTCGAACCCACAACCCTCTGCTTGCAAGGCAGGCGCTCTACCGTTAGAGCTACACCCCCTGGAGCCGCACGGAGGATTCAAACCTCCTACAGAGCCAACCTCTGCGGCGTTCGAAGAACTCTAGCATACTTCGTTGACAGATGCAAGTCAGTCCGATAGGCGAGGTTCTGTGCCGGCCTGTGCCGGTGACGACCATCCTTCTTAGAGCCTAGGCTCTAGCGGGCGATTGCTCGCTACCGCCGCTCCCACCAGTCCGGCTGCCACTCGCCGGCGCTTCAGGGATCGCATCGCTTGACCGCAGTTGAGGTCATAGCGGGCCTAAGCCCTCCCTCTTGCCCCTCGTCCTCCCCAATGTGGCGGGGCGCGATGCCTCGACCTTCCTCACGGTGCCTTACCTGAGCAGGGGACCGCGCGGCCGTCTGTACTGCCTTGCAGTGGAGACTGTGGGAGTCGAACCCACGTCCGCGCTAGGCGCGTCGATGCCTGTAATCCCCGATGGACCGAGAGGGAGTCGAACCCTCGACAGCCGGGGCGTTTCCGTTTACCCGTTCTGCCCTCCAACGTCGGCCCTACACACCGTAGCCTATCAGCTACGCGGCCTTGATCAGATCGCTGAGCGCCTGCTCTTCGGTCTTCAGGTCACGCTGAAGCTCGCGAACAGCCTGCACTCGATCCGTCGCCCGCTGAACGACCCAGTCCCGCTTGTCGGCTAGTCGCTGCTTGGAGGCGGCGACCTCCGCGTTGTGCTTCGCCTGAGCGTCCGCGAGTTCTGACGCGAGAGCGGCCGGGCGAGGATGCCGGTTGGTGAGCTGCATGGTAGAGCCTCCTTCGGTTGGGGAAGAGAAGCCGCTGCCGTGTCTGAGCCGGACGTAGTGCGCGTAGCGCCAGCGACCCAAGGATCGTACCACTACTGGGAGTCTAAGTCAAGCGGAGGCGCCTGTTAGACAGCGCCGGCGAGGTTCGTGTAAGCCAGCGCGGAGACTACCCCGGTGCCGTCGTTCGCGGGCGCGTGCTGTGCATGCACGAGAAGCCCAGCGCCGCCGGCCTTGTTGTCGAAGTTGATGGCCCGGACAACGTCTCGGGCTGTCGAGGTCGCTGCTCCGCCGGAGTCGGTCGCCGAGTTCACCGTGATGTCCGAGCCTGCAACGACCACGCTGAGCGGCGTGCTGTTGCCAGCAACAACGATCCGAACCCGGATGGAGTTCCCGGCCGTGCCGGGAGTCCTCGCGTAGAAGTAGAGGTCCGCGTTGGGCGTGCCGAGCGCCGTCTGCAGCACAGCGCGGTTGCCCAGTCCCCAGAAGTACCGGTTGCCGATGGCCTTGATGTCGCGGTAGTTGAAGCCGCGTGCGAGTTCGCGCCGGGCGCGGAGAGAGAGCTGAGGCATAGGCACATCGTAGCGCGTGCTACGTCTTGTCCACCGGCAGGCGATGTACCACTATGAGCCTCTGGGCTTCGTACCACTTTAGTTTTCCAGCCCCGTCCGGTGCCCAAGCAGCTCCATCGCCCGTATCCTGCGCCGCTCGATCACGATGTACGGCAGTACCTCTACGAGCAGTCGCTTGGCCTTCGGCCCGCCGACTCGCCAGCGGTGGATGGCCTTCTGCCGGTCGTTCCTGGGCTCCCTACTCCGGGGGTTGTAACCACCTGCCTTCTCATGTAGCCAGAGAGTAAGTTCCCTGTCGGTGGATTCAACCTCGATCTGAGGTCGCCGGTTTCGTCCCTTCCCATCAGACACAAGGCCCATCCAGCCTTCGCCGTCGATGATCCCTGCGATATACGCCTTCTCTGCCGTGGTCATGCACATAGTGTAGCAGACACACC